TTCACCAATTGGCCACAAGTTTCTAGCAGATTGAATGCGTTCTAGATTAATTGGGTCAACAAATGAAGGTTTATTGAAACGATGTTCATACTCTGCCATCATTTCTTGCAGATAAATAAACATCCAGTCAAAATTTCCAACCGATTTTTGTAGCCACAAGGTTACTGGATGCTTAGTATGTGAGTTTTTCGACTTGTAAGGTAGGCCAGTTTCTTTTGAAATTGGATAAAACGAGTCGGGAATTTCCAAGTTGTTCATGGCATATGCAAACAACTGTAAAGTTTCAACCGTCATTTTTACCAAACGACGGTCATCAAGAGCTTGAGCGCTTTCTTTTTGGTTACCAATAACAAATAAATTCATACACCCTCCACGACAATAATGCCAAATTGAGAATATTATGACTAACCTTCGCAGCTTTTACAACCCTCAGCTTTTTCAGCTTTGATACCGGCCATCGATCTTACATAATACAAAGACTTAATGTTTGGCATCATAGCAGCTTCTTTGTGAATTTTGTGAATCCACTCAGGACTTTCATTTGCGTCAAAAAACAAATTTAGCGATTGTGCTTGGCAAATGTATTTCTGTCGTTGGTTAGCCTGAAAAATAATTTCTTTTTGGTTAATTTCATAAGCAGTTTTAAATACTTCTTTGGCTTCTTCGCTAATACCAATGATATCCGAAACACTACCGTTATTATCGATAATTTTTTCCCAAATATCGTCAGTATTTAAACCTAGTTTATCTAGATATTGCTCGAGAGTAGGGTTTTTCCTAATGAAAGTACCTTTAGCTGTTTTTTGCACATAAGCGTTAGCTACAATCGGTTCTATTCCCTGCGAAACGCCGCCTGAAATAATCGCATTAGATGTGGTAGGAGCAACTGCAAGCAAGTGCGTGTTGCGAACACCGAATCCTTTGCACCACTCGGGTTCGCCAAGCTCCATCGCCATCCACTCGGTTGCCTTTTGTGCTTCGTTTTTGATGTATTTGGCCCAAGTATGATTGAAGATTCTTGCCTGAAGGCTATCAAACGGAATCATATTATGTTGTAAATACGTATGGTATCCCAATACACCTAGTCCAAGTGCTCTTGACTTTTGCGCAAAACGCACAGCGGCTTCAATTCCGCGAATTTTAAATGCCTTGCGAATAAATTCTTCCATTACGCAATCAAGAAACACGGTCGCAACAAATACAGCGTTTGTGTCTTTCCATTCATCCCATTTTGCCAAGTTCATAGACGACAAACAGCAAACAAAAGAATGATCAGCGTCGGAATGCAAAACAATTTCCGAACAAAGATTACTAGCCTTAACGCTTAAATCATTTGCTTTGTACATTGGCGGATTTTGTTTGTTGACTCTGTCGATAAAAAGAATGTATGGTTCGCCGGTTTCCATTCTTGCTTTGAGCAATTTGAACCAACGGCGCAGTGCTTCTTGGTCTCCGTTTTCACATTTTTGTAAGAAAGCATCACTAACAGTTACGCCAAGATGGATACCATCTAAATGTTTTCTTACATCAACAAATTCATCAAAATCACCGTGATCGATTGGAATATATGTAGCGTGTTGGCCACGGCGAATACCGTTTTGTGATACCTGGTTAACGGTTGTACGCAATACTTCGACCCAACTAGTAGTACCGTTGCTAGAGCCACCACCATTAATCAGAGAGCCACGTCCGCGCACATCACCAAGGAAACTCGAAGTACCACCGCCGTGCTTGCTAAGAACTGCAACTTCAAGGTTCTTATCAAAGATAGAATAGATACTGTCGTCAACATAACTACCAAAACAGCTAATAGGTAGACCACGATCAGCACCAAAGTTTGAAGCAATTGGAGTGGCAAGGCAAAGCCAGTTGCTCCAAATAATATTAAAGAAATCTTCTTCCCATTTCTTTTGATCATTTGGCAAATACGAAGCAGCAGCCTTAGCAACACGCCTGTACATACCCTTGGGGGTTTCTCCAGGGAGTAAATATCCCTTTGAGAGGGTAATAAATCCTTCTTCAGTGAGCCATTGGGGTGCTTCGAAAGAAGACTTCAGTTCTTTTAATTTCATAGATTTTATTCTCTTGTAGAAGATTAAATTCTTACCAGCCAATGTTGCCGAAATTCCAACCTTTGACATAATTTGTAGATCGTGCTTCAAAGAAGTCCACAAATTCTACGGCTTGGTTTAGAGGATTAAACCACGAACCGACTTTATCTGTTGGAAGGTTAGCATAAATATCACTAAATCCTAGATCACGCATTTTTTGATTAATTCGGTGCTTGATAAAATTTTTCATATCGTCTTTCTTCAGTCCTTCAAGATCATCTTCCAAGAAGATTTTATCGATATAAATCATTTCCATATCATGGATATGCTCTGCAGCTGTTTTGACTTGTTCTTCAAGAACAGCTATTTGCTCTTTAGAATAATCCATTTCAGCAATAAGCGTTCTAAACAACCAGCATCCTGCAGACGAATGTAAACTTTCATCACGAATAGACCAGCTAATAATATTTGCCACGTCTTTTAGTTTATTAAAACGTTGAAAATTTAATAGAATTGCAAACGAGCTAAACAACGAAACACCTTCTGTAAATCCAGAAAAAACGGCAAGGGATAACGGCAGGCTGCTTACATCGTTGATCTTCATTTTGGATTCAATAAATTCAGTTTTGTGTTTTAAATTTTCGTCATCAAGAAATGACAAATAAAATTCTTTTGTATCTAATCCAAGAGCAGTGTTGAGTTTGTCATATGCTTGTGCGTGAATTGCTTCGAATGAAGCAAACGTGTTTGCCATCATACAAATTTCTGGTTGTACAAACCATTTTGCCACTACGTTTGTCCAATAATCGGCAACAATGTTTTCTGTTTGCGTGAAAATTTTTAGAATTGTTGTGATTGCATGTTTTTCTTTTTCAGAAAATTCTGTGTGATATTGATGAACATCTGCGTCCATCTCAACTTCGGAAGGAGTCCAATGAGCTTTCTGCTGTTTTTCAAAAATATCAAATGCAGTTGGATACACGAATGGTCTAAAATTGGTGCGTTTCTGCAAAATTTTTGGCAAAGCTTGCATCGAAAAAATGCTCCCATTAGAAGTCTAGACTAGAGTTCTATTGTCGCTTGGGTATTTAAAAATTTGGGTATTAAATATTTAAAACATTGTTTTGATTATGCAAATACACTTCAGAGAACATCTTCAAGTTTTTCTGCCGTTTCCATTCGATAGACACCATACGCGAAATCCGTTTTAACTTTGTATTTATTTTCATTACACCCTTCTCGCCCTTTGATAACGTATAAAACAGCTTCGTTATCAATTCGCATCTGTGGAGTTCTATTAATAGAAATAATATTATCCGCCACAAAGCAAGCATTATATGATCCAGAAATCATGCTCATGTCAATTAGTTGGTTTTCATCGTTATTGCGTAGCATCGCAGCGCCCGAACGGTTTACTTGGAAATGCGTAAAACCAATCATGTGATGTTTTAAACAAAAATCTTTAAAGTCCGCCATGGCTCGATGCAGTTTTTCATGCATACTATCTCCGGGAGCCATATGCCCAATATGCTGAATATAGTCAATGATTACAACTTTGTTTTCCGGCAAACCTTGGTTTCTTCGTTCGCGGTTCTTTTCTGAAATTTTTTGCAAAATAGATGATGGCGGATTCTGATACACAAAATCGATTGTTACATATTTTTGCATTTCTAAAGATGCGGCACGAATTGCATTCTTTTTATCTTGAGATAAGTCCGTATATTTAGACAATTCATTAATTGGGATGCCGGTCATATTGGCATACAAACGGCGAAGTATCGTGGGCTGACGGTCTTCCACAAATATTGCATGTACGTGCTTTTGCTGGCGTACGGCTTGAACAATAAGATGGATGGACATCATACTCTTGCCGCCACCAGAAGTGGAAATAAATAAGTTCATTGACTGTTCTTCAAATCCAGCCATAGTATCAAAATCAGCGATACCAATCTTAAAGCGTTTGTAACGTTTTTGAGAGTTTTCTTCCAAAAACTTATGAGCAGTTTCCCAGTTTACAGTTTCTTCTTCCTCGGTACCAATTGATTTAATTTTGCTAAGTGTAACTTCTAGATCACGATAGGCAGAATCAAAATCGGTGTTCTTGAATTTTTTAGTAACCGACTTATGCGAGTTAATAAAAGTTTGAGCTTTGAGGTATCGCAAGAACTCGGCAAAGTAGCCGTCATTCTGCGCAAACTTATACAGATCTGTATCCAAACGCATTTTCTCTGCCATTTGCATACTAGCATCTCGACCTTCACCGGACGGCTGCAGATTCAACCACCCAAGCAAGGTTTCCATCGATACCGGTTCATTCTTAGAACGATCTAAGAGTACCTTCGCAATCCGAAACAGAGATTGGTGTTCGTCACCAATATCAAACATTTCCGGATACAAATATTCACGATATTTGTCAATCATGGCAGGTTGTAAGACTAGACGAAGGATAGCGCCCTTAAGAAACCTAGCGTCAAAATTAACAATATTATCTTTAATTTCAGAGCTCATGTATTCCTGCGTCCTTTGCCTAATTTTTCTAGATCGCGTTCTTGTTCTTCGATACTAGCCTGCTCGGAAATAAATGAGTCTATAGTATCTACATTGTCATATTGGTATTCCACCATGTGACCCGTTGTAACCGGCACAGTAGCCGCAGAAACAACAAGCTTTAATTCTGTCGAATGGCATTTTGTACAATTAGCAGGTTTTTTGTCTTCCCAGCAAAGCAAAGTATGTCGACAGGATTTACACAATAGACGTATCAGCTTTGGTTCCATAAGTACCTCTGCCAGTAATGGTAAGCGGATTTAATAAAAAAGAAAACCCCCAAGAAAAATCTTGGGGGGCGAAATTCCTAGTTCATAGGGGAGGGATAGGGTTATGAACGAGGAGCTTTAATACCGATTCTTTCTAGTTCTTTGTAAAATTCGCTAGCGTCTTCAACAGACTTAGCAAGATTTGCCTTAGTAACTAGATCAGAGTTGACCTTCTTGTTGCCAGAAGCCTGCTCGCTGATGAGCCAGTTAGCCAAAGTTACACCAGTCATTACCTCCTTTGAAGAATCTGATGAGGATTTTTCAAGTACAGTAATTTTTGGATCTGCATATTTTTGAACAGGAACAGAAGTTCCATGCTCAATCTTTTTTGCACTGCTCTTCTTAAGAGCAGCAACCTGAGCAGTTAGATCATCAATCTTCTTAAGAGCAGCCTTTAAGCTTTTCTCCATCTTTTCAGAAGACCCATCCTCTTCCTTCTTTTTGCTAGCTAGCCACTCTTCGTGCTTCTTGCTTTGCTCTTCCGAAGGAGCTTTTGGGTCAGCCTTTACTTTCTTCCAATCCATAGACATTTCTAGGCTTTCTGGTTTTTCGGAAGAATCGCCTCCACGTTTTGCCAGTTCAGCCTGAACAGCTGCCATTAAAGTATGGATTTCTTCGTCAGAAAGTTCAGCAACTTTAGAGTCAAGATCTCCGCCTTCGGATTCTTCAGACTCTGGTGCCTCTTCTTCATCTTCTGCATCTTCGCCCTGCTCTTCCGCTCCTTCGGCAGGCTTTTCTTCCTCAGCCTCTTCCATTTCTGGCTTTTCAGCTGGCTCTTCGCCATTTTCTTCGCCACTACGGCCTTCAGCTTCTTCAACAAGCGAAGAGATTAGTTCATGAAGTTCTTTGTCAGAAAGTTTTTTAGCATATTCAGCTAAACCTTCTTCACTTTCTCCGTGATCAGCCATATGAATTGCATCTTCTTGCGCATCGCTTGGTTCATCTTCAGCCTTTTCCATCTTAGAATCCCAAGATTTCTTGAGATCTAAAACTTCAGTCATCAGTGTATCGATGTTCTGAAATAGTTCGCTTTTTTTCATCTAACACCTCTTCTTACGGTTCTAGAGCTGAAATACGAGCTTCGTGGTTAGCAACTTGACCTTGAAGGGTAGTAACAGCGCCTTGTAAAGCGAGAACTGCCGCTTGAAGAGCCGCAATTGCCGCAGATTGATCTGCCACTTCACCAGCCGCAGCAGCTTCAATTAGATCACCAAGCTTGATGCCTGATTTATCCGCAGGAAGACCGGGTAGATTAAGTGCAGGCTGTGATTTTGAAAAATCATTTAGAAGTTTTTTTACTTCAGGGGTTAAAAGAGCCATGCTTGTTTTACCTCATGTTTAAAAATAAATGGGCCTTTCGGCCCACTAAATTAGGCCAAAGAACCAGGAGCAGTGCCACGACCGTAAGGCATAAGCACACCGACCTCAACACCTGCAGCATCCCATGCAGCTGCAGAAGTTGCAAGGACCCCACCTGGAGCGAGAGCAGGTGCAGTTCCAGCAGCAGTTTGTTTTAGCTTAACAACTGCGCCATTTTGGCCGCGTAAAACATGAAGAACATCTGGAAGAAATTTATGAAGTCCACCAGCAGCAGGAGTTGCAGCGGGCGATTCAACGATGAGCTCAACAAGAGCGGCGCCTTCAGCAAATTGCCCGGCTGCGTGAAGTTGAGTTTTCATTGAATCTGGAAACTGAAGACCAGCAACTTCCCACGCTTTAAAACGAAGGAAACATTGAAGATCGCCAGCAGCTGAACCAGCAGAAGAAACGTTTAGCCAAGCAATAACGTTACCAGCTGAATCAAGAGAAACAACCTTTGCCTTTGCTTTTGAATAACCAAGATTCTTTAGGTTATCTTCGAGCTGTTTAGCAACTTTAGAAAAACGTGGACTAGCCATAATAAATACCTCTGTAAAGAAAGAGTGTTAAAACTATAAAAAATTATACACTAAAATCCCGGGGAAGAAATGTTCTTTTTGACAATATACGGTATGCTGCTTTTATTTTGAGAACCGCTAATAGTTACTATTAATTGAATAGAACCCGAAAGAATAGTCGCAGCGTCCTCTGCGGATAAAGTTATTTGGAACAACGATTTGTCATTAGGAGAAACCGTTGTTGCTGTTTTTGAGATAGTTTTTGCAATTTCGCCGCTTTTTGCCGGTCTAGAACGTAAAAATGCTATATTCACAGTGGTAGAATTATCAATAATAAATCTTCTGTTCCCTAAACCATCAGTTTTTGTTAATATAAAATATAGTGTGACTGGACTACCACTAGCTATGTCCCAGCTTTTAATTGGAGTGAAGTCATTTATATTGTTATAATATTCTATTGGTTGAATTCCAAACATATCAATAAATCCTTTTTTGTTATTTAATGATAACATATTTATGATATTTGTTTATTATTATATGATAAGAGGTTGCCATGAGTTTTTTAAAAAAATTGCCGCAAATAAATTAGGTGTTTTGACATACAAATTTTGTGCGTCTTGGCCAAGGCCATTTTAGAATTACATCTAGTGGGACTGTTGCAATTCAGATAAGAAGCCAAAACTCTGGTAGCGATGCGGTTATTCAACCAGATTCTCTATTTGTTTTGGGAAAAAAAAAGTTGGCTAATTATTAATATTTTGTGCATAAAAAAAGGTCAGGCCCAACGCCTGACCTTTAAAAATTCTTAATTTCTTATTAAGAAACGATGTAACTTACACGGATTACATCTCCCTCCGCTAATGCCTCGTCTGCGCCTGGAAGAAGGCTTCCAGCAAAAACTAATCTGACGGCAGAGCCCGTGTTTGTTAAACTATAATCTGAACCTTCAAAAATGCCTAGACGATCAACCCATGCATTAAGAGAATGTGCCATAATAGCCGCTACAGATAAATCAATGTAACCATTAGAAATATCTGATGCAGATAAAATAAAAGATTCTTTTCCGGCGCCGATTGCTGATAAGCCACCGTTCAAAGATTTAACGTTAGCCTTTAGTTCATCAAGAGCAACTTTTACTGAAGTTTCTCCACCAACTAAACTAGACCAATCGCCAGCTTGTGCCGCAACGAATTTAGCATCGCTGCTTGTTGCACCCCAAGCAATTCTTGTTCCGCTGAGCGCATCGCTAGCAGAAGAGCGCATTACATTATTTAAATAATAAGGCGCCGATCCAGTTTTTGAAAATGCGGCGTAAGCAGCACCAGTAAAGAAGTTTACGTCTCTTAAAAACAAAACACCCGGAGCAGAAGCTGAAGAAACTACGCCAGCGGAATTTCCTAATGCACTTCTTGTCATCATTAAAGAGCCAGCATTATGCACAACTGAGTGAATTCTATCAGAATTCAAAAAGTACATTAAACCGGTGTTAACCGTAGTGACTGCATCACAAATAGTATTTTGTGAGGTTACACTACCAGTGGAGCTTCCGCCCAATTGGTAACCGTAGTTAGCACCATTGTTGAATTCATGCCAGCGTGCCCATGCGCCTTGGAACACAGTTTTACCGTTTAGAGTACAGTTATCAAAATAATGGCGTCCAGCAGTTCCATTAATAGTCAACACTGTTGGAGGATTTGAAGAAGAGAAGTTTGGTGCTTCAATGTAAATATTCTTCAATTTAATACGAGTGGTATTAGCACCACTAATTGTAATAGTACCAACTAATTTTAGTGGGACGATCCCGCCAATTAGCCCTTCTTCAAACATAAGGGTCATCTTTCCACCTGGAGCAGAAAGAGCTGGTTTGCCAGCAGCAACGCGAATAGCGCTTGGATCGATAATAATATTCACAGGATTAGCATTATTACCTGTTTGCATATTACCGGAAGATTTTACAATAACCACAAAATCATGGTCAGCATTTGGAAGACCATAGGTAAGGTCATCTAATGATGTATATCCATGATTAATAGCTGCCTGGATAGTGCTGAAAGGTCTATAGATTGAACCGTCTGCAACATAATCAGGTGTTTCGCTTGGTAAATGCCATCCACCTTTTGCAGCTAGGTCAACATAAATCTGCCTTCTAGCGATAGAAGGGGCTAGACGATCAGTTATATTCTGCTTAACAGAGCCAGCAACTCCTTCGGCACCCTCTAAAGTATCTAGTCTGCCATCAAGACTGCTGATTTGATTTGCAATTGTTGTTGCAAAATTGGCATCATCCCCAAGAGCAGCAGATAGTTCTTGCAAGGTATTAAGAAGTTCTGGAGCAGCACCAACAGTAGCCGCAATTTGTGAGTCGGTGTAGCTATTGGCAGAGCTTAATGCACCTGCAACTTCAGCATCAACATAACTCTTACGAGCAAGATGTTCAGCGTGTGTAGGGTCAACCGATGCTTTTGGTAAAACCAACATGCGAAGGTCGCCAGAAACATCGAGCTTCATTAGCTCAACCACGTTATCGCTTGCGTCTAGGGCACGAACGGACTGGTCATTAAGAAGCAACAGTTTTGCACCATCAACTGCATTATTCTTAATAAACTTCTTTTTAATCTGCATAACAAAACACTCCTTTTGTATAGAAAAAACACTTTAAAAGTATATCACATCTTTTTATTAATCAATCGAGATATTCTTCTAATTCCTGAATATCTACTCCAAATAATTCTATTGAATAACTGTGGCAAGACCTTTTTCCCTGCCCTAACGAAAATGCAAAATGCCAATCTTCCGGCAGAAATTGTGGAATATTTGTCTCCTCTGACCCATTTTTTTCTAAATATCCAACATATTCTTTTAGCGCTTCAAGGTACGAACCTTGAAAATCATCCGGTAACAAAAACTCAATTTTTGCAGAAAATTTCTTTTTCATTATAATACTATACGCCTCTTAGAATTTCTTTAGCCCTAGCCGCCTGCTCCATCTGATCTAAATCAGCTTCAAGGCTATAACCGCCTAAGTTTGTCACCAATAAACCTAGTTCAAATGCGTTTGTGATAACCGCCCGAATAGTTTCAAAACTATCGGCAACTCCGTGTTCTAAAAAATTTTCTACTCTTTTAATATCATTATCTGTAATATAATACGTTTCATTTTTATCAAAATGCTTCATGGGCGTTTCACCAAAATTTGTCATAATCACATTATGAATGCTTGCAAGCGCTGTCTGTACGGATTCAGAAACCTTAGCTTGCTGCCCCGCTCGCATGTACGATGCACCGCAGCCCGGCAGAGCTCCTGAGCGTGAACAAGCTTGCGAAGCTTTAATAGCGTCATCAGCACGGTCAGCGCGTTCTTGTAAATCACTCATCAATGAACCACCAATAATTAGCTTCACGCAACCGCCAGTCAAAGATGCATTACGGGAGTTGATGATATCGCGGTCCATCTGACTTGGCGCCAAACGAGCCGATTCTTCGTTTTGCTCCGCTCGCTCGATAATCCAATTACGTTCGGATTTACCTAAAATGAAAGTTTTGTGAGGCCCAATTCTTACTGATTTACAGTCGCCAAAGTCTTCCATAGTAAGGTGAGTAAGGCTTCCACCGTCCATAACTTTTGCACCGGTATAAGATGCAATATCATTAAGCTGCTGAACCTGCCCATTTAGTTCTGCAGAGGGAGTAGTCCTTACTACAAACACTTTTGCGTTAGGATTTTGACGATTAAAAAACGCCAAATTTGCAGCTAAATCTTCAGCAATTTGATGGCACACAATCAGCAGACTCCAGCCCCCGATAGTGTTTTTTGCCATGCATTCGAGCATCGGTTTTACCTGCGACATCATCATTAGGTCGCCGTTATAAGGCAAAACATGGGATTGCTTGATTGTGAATTCAGCATTATTTGCCAAATTTGGACGAATGCTTTGCGCAAATGGCAGATAATAGCTGTACCCTGTGCCGGCTTGATATCCATATTCCTTGTCGACTTTGTACGGATCTTTAGACATAGGATTTTTTTCTACGATGACAGTTCCATAAGCAGAGCTTTGGGAAACTGCATCCATAACAAACTTGGTGAGTTCTTCATCGCCGTTAGCACTTGTTAACGCCACTTTATATACAGCCTCATCGCTAGCCACCGATTCTTGTTTAATCGCCTCGATAGCGTTTTGAATTTCTTTACGAAACCTGCGAGCCGCAGCTTGCGGGTTGTTTCCATTTTTGACTAAAGCCTTAGCAAAGGCTGCTGCCATAACAATAGTTGAGGTAGTTCCGTCACCCGATGAAACAACTGAGTTTGCACTGGCTTGTAAGCAAAGTTTATGCACAGCATCAAATACGGGGTCGGTATAGCGAAGGCTGTTAAGAACGTTAAATCCGTCTTTGGTGTGAGAAACAGAAATTTCGTCGGCAGAATTACGACGACTCAAAAGAACAGTTTTACCGCCCGGCCCAAGAGTACTACCAACAATATGAGAAATTTCTTCCAACGCTTTTACAGCTTTTTCTCGAGCTTCAACGCCGTACTTTATTTCTTTTGCCATGACTTATCTTCTACCTCGTTTTTGTACGTTTTGTCGTAATCTTTAATAATTTTGTTGGCAGTAAATTCATCTGAAGTTATTGCATACATTTGTAAGTTTGAATGTAATGCAAATTTTGCCATTGACAACTCAGGCAGCCCCAACACTAAGAACTTTCTGCAGATGAGTGGACTTGCTAAATTTGCCAAAAGATATCCTATCTCCCATGCAAATTTTTTAGATATTGTTTGCCCATTTCCTTCTTTTGGTTGAAATCCGACATCCCAAACGTTAGTACAATCTCCAATTTCTGGATTGAACCAATGAGTGGTTTTAATATTGGGTTCTTCGTTTTTTGTAAACAAAATACCAACTTCCCCTAGAGGAGACAGATGATTTGGAGGCTGTCGGCAGGGTTGTTGTGAAACGACTGTTACATAATCATAAAACTTAAAACCAATCTCATCTCCTAGATAGACGTTGCTCATGGCTTTTAGCCGAAGTTTTTTTGGTAAACGACTATATTGTAAAGAAATATGATTATTTTTTTGAGTTTTATAGAGCTGCTGGTACATTTTTTTAGCGTCTTTAGCTTCTAGGGGCAGCTCAACAATGCTAAAATCACACTGTGGATAGATACTTTTATTGTAAATATCGTCAGTGACCATTATTACTATTCTGCCATCTGAGCTTGTAATTTGCATTTTTGTTCCTGTATTTGTCTAGATATTTTTCTAGCGAAAAGAGCAAACTCCCGGATTCGCTGTTTTTTGTTCTTTGCCTCAGATAACCATATAGCCTCATTAAATATTTTGCAAGCTTCATATAATCCGTGATTGATAACTAAAGGTTTAGCATAAACGCGGATAATACTCCATGTATTGCCATTACCCATTCGAGTAGCTAAGTATTGAGGTGTGAATACAAATCTGGTAGAACAGAAATTATCAATAAGTTTCCAATCGATCATAAACCCACGGCGCTTCCAATGAGGCTTGTATTCGTTAATATTTTTTGAAAGACTTGGCATGATCAATTGCCTTAGCGCAGTGGCCTTCCTTTCGTGCGTGTTCCAAAATTGCTTGAAATCTTCAAGACCAATATCTATAAAGACATTATTTTCCGCTATTTTCAAATGCAAAATAAAGACTAGTAGTTGTTTAAATCCGGTTACTAGCCATTCTTTTTCTTCTCGCCATATTTTCTTCAAGGTTTGTTCATTTTGTTTAGAGATCATTAAATCTGTATAATCTGACTCAAACGTAGTTTTTAAAAAATTATCTGCAAAAACATCATTTAAAATAAAGTTGCTTTTTTGCGTGTTTATTTTTCTTTCAAGCTGTTTAATTTCAAAAACAAATTTAATAAATCTTTTGATTGCCTTTGCTTCGCCGATTATCGTCTTTTCGTCAATCAGTTCAATGTTTTTATCTAATGCTTGTACACATTTTTCTGGATTTTTAACTAATGAAATTTGCAAACAATCTGAAAATAAATTGTCTAATGTTTTGATTTCAGCTTCAAAATACGAAGCTTTATCTGTTTTTCCAGAGGTGAAATATCTATTCACAATTTTATTAAAATTAATTTGTCTGGATAACAGAATAAATCTGTTGAAATCTTCAACAGGTTCTGACTGTTCGACTGGGTTGATAAAATTATCAAATGCTCTGTAATAGTGAGAATATTTAGAAATATTTAAGGCGTCGGAAGCTAAAAACTGAGCCGCAAGTGTATGTGTTTTATTAATATTTTCTACGCTATATTTACTCAGCAATGATCTAATCTGAAAATTAGAAGATTCACAAATAGAGCCAACAATATTGATAAACCTATTTATATACTGAATTTTAATTGACTGATTATTAAATGCCGCTGCGCGATCAATAAACTCCACTGTCTTTTTTAAATCATTATCTAGACGGTAAAAATCGCGATTTTCAAACGGAACTAAATTATCTTGTAAAAAGTGGATTTCAAACGAATCTAATGCAATTTTAGAAGTCCAAAAACTGCGATTTTTGCCCTGCTCTCGTTTTGTAGCGTTTATGTATCCTTTTTGTATCCATTCTGGAAAATACGCGAGATGATAAAATCCCTGTTTTTTGGATAGTGATGCATTAAAATCAATATAGTCTTGAATTTCTAAGAAAAGACTTTGGATGATATCTTTTTGAAGCTGTTGATAATTTTTAGGTTCTATGTTTCCGTTTGCTACAAAAATAATATGCCAGCCAAGCCCGCTAGAGCTTTTTACTAAAAGACATTTACCGTTCAAAACAGAACTTAGTTTTGAAAATCCATCAACAATTTTTTCAGTAACTTCTGGCAAATTTTCTTTTAGATCAAAATCAATCACAAATGTAGTTTGAGCCAAGAAATCATTAGTGGGTTGTACAAACGGAATATACCGATTAGTTTTTATCTGCTTGATTCTTTCAACGTTTTTCTTATTATAGAAAACTAGATACTTTTTATCCTTATCTTTGTTTTGATCAAGGAAAAGGTTATTGATTTTAAAATAAGGAATGATTTGTGTATCTTTTTCCCACCGTCTTCTTACAAAGAACGGAAAATAGATATTTTGCGCCTTTGCCATAGCATCTTCTTTTTTAGGTTTTACATTTTAATAAAAACACAACTATAGGAATAAGAAAACGCCCACGGAATGACAATCCAACTTTTTTGTTTTCAATTTTATTAATTCTGGTACGCTAACCAAAAGTGAGGTTCTATGAACTGTTTAGTAGTTGGCGACATTCACTTAACACATCGCAGATTAAAACGTTCAGAATTGCTGTTATCTCGGTTAACTGAAACTATATCTTCAGTTAAACCCAACATGGTTATTTTACTCGGTGATGTGTTTGACGAGCACGATATTGTTCGCAATGATTGTTTAACTATCTTTTCTGAGTTTTTGAGCGCAAATAGTCATGTAAAAATTGTTCATATTCTTGGCAACCACGAAATGAATGACAGCAAAACGTTTTTGCCTAGATTTCACGCTCTGGCGCCGTTTAAAAACACTCCAAACTATGTTGCGGTCGATAATCCTACCCACGAGTTCGTTGACGGCACACATGTCGGTTATGTGCCTTACTGCCCTCCGGGAACATTTCATAAAGCAACAGAAATGTTGTCTGGCAAAGAATCCTTGCTGTTTGCTCATCAAGAGTTCAAAGGCTGTTTAATGGAAGCAGGCTTAAAAAGCGAACATGGCGATGAACTTCCATTGTGTAAGGTGATCAGTGGGCATATCCACGGCGAACACACAGTAGGCGATTTAGTTTGGTATCCTGGGACGCCATGCCAGCATCGATTTAGCGAAGACGAAGAAAAGTTTGTTTATTTAATTGATATACAAAACGGTAGCTATAAGATTGTTAAACCGATTGACTTGCAAATGCCAAAGTTTGTTACACGCGAAGTGAAAATTCAAGATCTAAGCAAGTTTGAGATTGATCCTGTAAACGAATATCGCATTGTTATCAAAGATACGCCATTCAACATTATTGCGTTTAAGAAAACAAAAGAATATAAAAAACTCGCCAAACAAGTTAAGTTTAAGTTTATTGCAGAAGATCATCAAGAAAAAACACAACGAAAGTTACAAACAAACACAAAAAGCTTTTCAGAACGTTTTTCCGACTATGTGAAGGAACGCAAACTTGAAAAATCGTATCAATTTATCTTTGACAAACTTCCGTAATCATAGTGACGTTTCTTTTTCTCTGCCAGAAACAGGAATGGTGCGAATCCATGGTCGCAGCGGAGTTGGAAAGTCATCTATCTTTAAGGCAGTCAGTTATGCCTTTTATGGCAAGCAGAACAAAATTACTACTTGGAACGAAGATTCTACAGTAGTTCAATTCGATGGCTTTGATCTTTCGATCACTAGAGGTCGCGGTCCAAATATTCTCAAAGTAAACGGGCTTAGTTCTTCTACGGCACAAAATGAAATCGAAAACATTTTGCGCATGAATAAAACAGAATTTGATATTTGTTCTTATGTTGCTCAAAATCAAAAAAACAGTTTGATTAATTTGTCACCATCAGAGCAAATGGAGTTGATTAACAAGCTTGCGTTTAAAGGTTCTGACCCATTTAAACAAAAAGAAGAAATTGCAGAAAAGATCAAAGAAGTTGGCAATCTGCTTAATCAATTAGAACATAAAGAGCAAAATACTCAAGATAAAATCAAAGAAATTAAAAACACAATTAAGTCTTTAAGCGAAACAATGTTTGACGTTAAAGGCTCTCCAGTCGATTTGCAGCGCAAAATCGCAGCAACCGAAAAGAATATTGTTGCATTAACAGCAAAAATTAATGAACTCAAAACAGATCGAACTAGTCTTACCGAAAATAAAAACCATCCAGCTCGCGCCGTTTTCCAAACGGCCTCAGATTTCTTATCAAAATACGAAGAAAGTTTGGGTGAACTGCAGTCACGTCAAAAAGAGTATCAACAAAAATTAAAAGATTTTAAAGAACAGGCTGTTGAGCGGCAAATAAATGAATATAATTCCGAAGTTAAAACGCTCAAACAAGATCTTAATAAAATGGAATGGCTGCTTTCGCAGATGCAAAACTTAGAAAGACATCAAGAGCAAAAACAACTATCTTTAAGCAAGATATTAAATCTTACGCAAAATATTGAATTATACGGCGAGCCTGAAATTGTAGATAAAGTTCTAGATTTAAAGATGATGTGTGAAGAGTTTCTAGGTTACCACGACGCCGTAGAATCAATTTCTGTAACTAATTTTGAGTCGGAAATTAATACAAAAATTAAAGCTGGTAAGCAAAAGATTGAAAAGTTTGAACACGCGGCTAATGAATTGAGTGTTTATCTAAGAGATATGCGAAAACAAAAAGTTCTTTTAGACGATGTGGAAACAAACACAGCTACTCTTGAAAAGAAAAAGCTCAAGGCGGACCAAATTATTAGCACAAATAATAATTTGATTCCTATCACAGAGCTGGAAAATAAAATTCAAACTATTTATTCAGCAATTGAGCTCCACTCAAATGAATTGAATGAAGAGGCTAATAAAAAATCAGAATATCAGTCCAAACTACACCAATTAAATAAAAACGCCGAAATCAAGACTAAAATCGACCAATATGAGCAAAAGCTTAATGCTCTAACAGAATCTTTGGAAGAAATCGCCACACAAAAACAAGACGCCAAAGATTTATATTCCGGCTGTTCAGAAATTAATGATATTTGGCAAAAGTCAATGTTGGAGTCGCTAGAAAGCATCATTGATGAAATTAACTTTCGCGCAACATATTGGCTTGATCTCCTATTGGACGGTCGTGTTAAGGCTGAACTTAAAACAACTCGCAAGCTAAAGTCTAAAGACAAAGAGATCTCTGCAATAAACTTGGAATTAACCTGTGATGGCCAAGTGCTAGACACTCTGAATGAAGATGATTTGTCAGGTGGTCAGTTTAGCCGTTTAGTTCTAGCGTTCCAACTAGCGTTGTCCGATATGTACAATAGCCCCATTTTGATGCTTGACGAGAGCCTACAGGGGTGTGATATTGCGACCCAGGAAATCTGTATTAGTGCAATTAAGGAAATTTCAGACCGTAAACTTGTTTTGATGATTGAGCATCATACACAAGATTACTTCTTTGATGAGGTTATTTACATTGAGTAAGTGGGAAGATTTTTTGGTCAAAGTCAAAGACGTAAAACAAAATTACGAAACTGGCGAAATTAAAATTATGGTTTCGCCAATCATAACTATGATCATGAGCGGTGCATTTGATGACTGTTTTCCAGATCCGTTAACAGTAGAACAACGGTTTGTGGCCATCGAGCAGCTTAAAAAAGCTTGCAAATCTACTGCCGGGTTTCCAAAAATCAAAGAACAGCGTATTCCAATGGAGAAAATTACGTCCGATTTTGATCGGCAATTATGGCTAGCTGATTTTAATCCTATTTTTTCTATTAGCTTCTGCAATGTTTACCAATCCGCATTACAGCAGCTCGGGTTTAAGACTACCAAAGAAGAGTTTACAGAAGTATTTCCTTTTGCCCGCCAATTCACAATTGATCAAAACGGAAACAAAATAGAAGATCGCGTGGCGATTGCTAAAAATTATAAGGGTACAATATCAGATTTTTCCGTAAAAACAGGAATGTGGCGTAAGGCTTTTTTTGGTTATTTTAATGGATATGCTACTAAAAAATATGACGGAAAAGAGTTTATAGAAGTTTCCATCTTTGATGGAAGTGATGATGTTCGCGTGCGCATGTGGCCTAAAGAAAGATTAGTTGATGATCCCGTGAGTGGAATAAAGAAAAAAGTATTTGAATACGATCCTAAGATAAATAAAAAGCTTGGATCATACCGCCACAAGCTATGCCTTTTTGTCGGAAAAGTCGGTGTGAGTAGCTTTACTAAAAAGCCTTATTTTAATTTGCAAGATATCATCGACTTTTCAATTTAAATTTATTACCATCGATAGATGGCAAAGAAATCTAAAAAGAAACGCAAATGGGTGTTAAGAGCATCGCTTATTTCAGCGATTCGCCGGTTATTTTCTATTAGTCCAATCAAAAAACTTGTTTTAGAAAATGCCAAAATTCCATACAAAGCTTCAAAAAAAGATGGTACAGAAAGTAAAGCTAGACGTGTTAAATACAAATGTTGTGCCTGCAACAAAATTTTTGATTATAAAGAAATTCAGGTCGACCATGAAGATCCTGTTATTGACATATCTGGTTGGAAAGACTGGAACACATATGTTGACAGGATGTTTGTTGGCGTAGATTTTTTTGATGAGGAAAACATAACCGATGAAATGAAACAAAATATATTATCAAAACTAACCGTTAAGTGCATTCCTTGTCACAAACAAAAAAGTATTGTTGAAAATAAAGCTAGAAGAAAAATCAAAAAACCGTCTAGGAGAAAAAAATGACCGTTATGTACGACCGTTCATATTCAATTCCAGTAATTATCGATTTATCAGACCTTAAAGAAGACGAAGCACAAGTGATCCTCCAAGGTATTGAAAAATATGCGCCAGTCCAGCTTGGATATGTGTCTGACTATGCAATTCAAGTAGCCGAAGAAATGAAGGCTAAAGGTTATGCCGCATCTCTTAGCAGAGAAATGCCCTTTGAAATTTCTGCAACAGAGGCAAATGTTTTGTTTGCTAACTGCCTTAAATTGTTTTCAGGCACAACCGCTATTCGTAGGACTCCTGATACTAGTCGAGTGTTAAAAAAGATTGAAAGTATTCGTGATTTTGTACGAATTGTCGACGACCTAACATTGCAGCAAGATAATATCAGCGTTTCGCAAATTTTTAAAACCGGTGAATTACAATCAAATGTTTTTTACACCTATCGTCGTTCGCCGCTTAATAGTCGTTTGTCAAGAACCGTAGTTGCCGTGCCCAAAGGAGGTGGAAAGAAATCCCAAGAAGAAAAAGTTGTAACTGTACTCAAGGCCATTGAAGAAGGTATCGAGTTATCAAGAGTAACCGCCGCTGCTAATAATTCTATGAATCCGTCGCTAGCTAAATTCCAATACCGTTAAAAGGAGCCGTAAAATGGAAAATTTTGATTATTCTCTACTCGAAAACGAAGATTTCTCTGTTGGTAAACAAAAAGAGCAACGTGAAAAGATCAATTACGTTGGTGGTGCAAAAAACACTACATGGCCACTTACATTACGCGTAGTCGTTAATCAACACGTTGGTAAGCCTCGTCCATACACAGAAAACCATTTTCATGAATATACGCTAAATGGCGAATACATGCGTATTCCTTGTCCTCGTTCTGTTGGAAAGACCTGTTCTATTTGTGATGCTCATTGGAAGCATCGTGATGAAGCTGCTAAGCTAGAAGAACTTGGAGCAAAAGCGCCCGCACATAAAATGCATGAAAAATATCTTGAGCATTCAACTCTTTCTAAGGCTTTTGAACAGAAGCGTAGGTTTTCCGTCCTAGTCGTTCTTCGCGGTGACGATAAGATCTCTGTTCTTGACGCAAAAACATCTTTGATTAAAGCAATGTTTGGTGATGCCAGCAAAAAAATCAGTGGTGTAGTGCATAAGTTCAAAGATTACAATGCCCAGGTTTACAACCCATCTGAGCCCACTGGTTGGATGATACTAAATAAAACTGGCGAAAAATTGGATACTCGCTACTCTGCGGATCTTTGCGTTGAATCAAAAATGGTTGGACGTCAAAAAACAGAAATGCTGTTTGAACAACAACTCCCTAATTCAGTTAAAGATCGTCTTAAAGATCCTGAAAAGATGATCGACTTGGTGCAGATGTTTGCATCTCGTCTTTGGAGTGAAGATGAAATGGCAGCATTCGTAGCATCTGGCGGTACCGAACTTCCTTCTCGCTTAATTAGAAACCAAGGCGAAGGTTCTGCGGAAGATAAAAAGTCGGCTGCCAGTTCTGCTTCTGTTGACTTTGGCGGTGCAGATGAAGAAAATTGGAATCCGTTTTAATAGTACTCATTAAATTGTTTTTGGCCGACCATGTATTTGGTCGGTTTTTTTTATATTTAAGGCGGAAACATGGGTACAGAAATTATTTCAAAACGTGATCAAATGAACATGATTGCCAACCAGCTCGCCCCCTTTATTGCCAAGAGCAAGCAGTCAGTAAGTGTAACTGAACACGATGCACCGGTGTTTCTACAATCCATGCGCGAAGGATTGCTAGCTATTTCCGAATTAATGACAAAAGCGCAATATTCGTTATCAAAAGCAAAGATTGAAAAGGAGCGAGTAGAATCAGTTCTTCGAATAGAAAAATTTCCAGAGTGGGCGGCGGAGAAAAATATCCAAAAACCTACCGAAAAAGACAAACAGGCGTTTATTTGTATTCAACCAGAATATCAAATAGCCCAAGAAGACGAAGCCTATTGGGATAGCGTTTATTCCTATTTATCATCTGTTCGTTCGGTGCTATCAATTTCAATAGATGATGTTAAGAAAAATATCTATGGCCGTACTAATTTCAACAATATTCACATCCGTGCATGAGGTAATAAATGTCAAAACTACCAAGCTATTTGTCGTCAATGCTAAAAATGGAACGAGTTGCCGTAGCCAAAGAATTTTCTAATAAACAAAAACAAGTCAGGAGCACCGGTTCAGTTTCTTTTGACTGGGCTGTTGGTGGCGGTATTCCAGTAGGTGAATTGGTTATGCTATGGGGATCGCCTGGTTCTGGTAAAAGCCTTATGGCTTTAAAGTTGCTGGCACAAGAGCAACGAATGAACCCAACCAAGTACGGCATCTTTATTGACACAGAATATGCGTTTAACCCTGAACGGGCAGCCAGCTTGGGTGTTGATCTCGACCGTCTGGTAGTTATCCAGTCAAATACATTTGAAGGCGCTATTAAGCCCCTAGCTAAGGCTGAAGAGGAAATCAAGAAGAACAAGGACTGCTGCGCAATTGTACTCGATTCCGTTAAGGCCCTTACTGCGCTTGGTGAACAAGGTGCGATGGAAGAAGGCGATGTTAGTGGTGCTGCAAATGGTTACGGTGGCATTTCTAAGAGCATCAATCCAGCGCTAAACGTACTAAATCGTATTGCTAACGAGTGCGAAGTGCTAGTAGTCCTTACTAACCACGCTATGGCCAACCTTGATACTCGCATGGCTAAATACTATCCATGGGTGCTTACTGGTGGTCAACGGCTAAAACACTTGTGCTCCACTATTATTTTCTTGGAAAAGGCAACTGGCATGAAGGACAAGCTGGTTTCCGAATCCAAAGACGGCCAAGGCAAGAATATTGCGGTCGGTTCCAAGGTTCGCTGCAAAGTTAATAAGACTCGTCTTACTGTCGAGGGCAAGGCTGCTGAATTCTGGCTAAACATGGAAAGCGGTGAACTGGCTAACCAGTATGAAGAGCTTGTAGAGCTAGCGCTAAATCTTGGCGTACTCCATAAGAAAGAAACTGGCAACACCATTTACTTTGGCCCAGAAGAGCTTGGAATTAAGGCAGGCAATATGTCCAAGTTTGTTGATTTGGTCAAAATGGATGAAAACCTGTACGCCAAAATCAAACAAGAAGTGTTTACTTCTAAGAACATGGGCATTGCCATGAATGCCGATATTTACGAGGGATAATATGGACAAGAAAGAGAAAATTAAATTACTTAGTGACGTTCAATCTGCCCTAGAGAACGAAGTTCTAAAAGAAGGTATTTTGTCTTTGCCAAGCGGAGAATTTCTTTGGGGACATATTCAAAAAAGTTTAAACACTGTGCTAGAACAGCTGCTGGAAAATAATAATCCAGAAACTGTTAAGGCTGTTTCCGAGGTAGAAGAAAAAGCAACTAAACTAGCAGCTTTGTTTAAAGAAATTTCCAGCAATCCTGTGGTAGAAGTCTTGCAACGTATTAACCAAAATCTTTCTTCTCCCGCACCAAAACAGCAAACTCCTGTGGGAAACGGGACATTGGCGACGACAGCAAGCCCACGCACACCGTCGCCAGTAATCACAGCAACACAGGAGGAGCTACAGAAGGAATGGGAAGAACAACAGCGCCAGAATGCAATTCCGTCACGCCGGCGCGGAAGTGGAGCCTTTGGTCCATATTAAAATCGGGAATTAAAAAATGTCTACAGTACATATTAAGGGCTTTGGATTAATTGGCTCGCTCCTTGCTTGGGAATTAACAAATAGAAAAATTATGTTTTCGTGGGAAGACAATGATTCACCCGGTGCATGGAAAGCCAGCACTGGGTGTATTTATCCGTCCGGTGAGGAGCTAGACGAAGTTAACTATAACTTATGGCTGCAATCATTTGGCCAAGCAGATCGTCGCCCGATTATTTTGTTTTCCGAAGCTGTTCCTTATGGGTATACACAGAAAAGCATTCCGCATCATAATAATTCCAAAGAACTAAAATTTGTTGAAACTGTCGGAAATATTAAAATTTTAAATAAACAATCAATGCATGTTAATGTACAGGCATTTGTACAATTTACTCAAGAATTTTTCTTTTCTAGCCGCGTAGACAAAACACCAACCAATCGACTTGTTATCCATGCAAATGGTTTTCACAAATACAAACCAACGGATTATCGTTGGGGTTGGTCAGTAGAATGCAAACCAAGTGGAGAAGTATTTGATCGTTATCCAAGGTTTTGTTTAAATGCTAAAGAAGGCCGTTTTATTAACGCCTATTTATATCCAAGGCCAACTACAGACACCTATTATCTAGGTACTCATTTTATTTATCAAAAAGAACAAAAAGATCTAGAAATTAAAGATAAAATTGAAAAAATTATTGAACATATTTCTAAAGTAACCGATGGGAAGGTAGGCATCCAAGTTACCGGTGATCCTAAAACAGGGTGGAGGCCGGCTTATATGGAAGACTATTCACATGCGTTTATTCAAGAAGGTGCTTCGATGTATGTGACACCAAAGTCCGCAAATGGTTTACGCCATGCACCAACATATATTAAAGAACTAGCCGACGCAGTTCAAGAGTATTTGTATGCAACATCTATTTAATTTTTCCGATTTCGAGAAGGCAAGCCTAGCCTTAATCCATACCAAAGACGTTGATCCTGTTTATCCTCTCCTAAAATCAATTATTAAACATGAAAAATTTGATCCGGAAACCGCAATTTTTATGTACGTTTATTATTATTCTATCGAAAGCATGATCTTGTTTATGCGTGGACTTTCTGATGGAAAAAGTCCTACACAAATGTTTGAAAAAATCAGCCGCTTTGGTATGGAACGGGGTAGAACTCCGCAAGTTCGTCGTATTGAAAATTTTGAAAAAGCTTTTGATAAATGGACAAAAGTCGAAACTACACTCAAAACAAAACCTCTAGATTTTAATAGCGGACGAGAACTGTTTAAAACGATCCCATATTTTGGGGACTGGGCTTGCTATAAAACCTGTGAGCTTATGGATCAAACACTGAGATATAACAGCCTTCGCATTAATGGATTAGGAATCGAGAATGCTGACCCTAATAAAAACACTGGGCCGGTGTTTGGGCTTCGCTACCTATATGGAATTAACCAAAAATTTACAAAAGACATAATTCCAGAATGGGAAGCTCTAGGTTGGAACTTATCTAGAGTGTGGAATGCGCCAATTGGTCAAGTCGAAAGTTGTTTGTGTAAAGTACCTAAAATATTGCATAAGGGGAGTTATGTAGTTGGACATGATATCAATGAGTTTTTAGTTCTTAAAAAGCCAGAAATTTATACAGATGACGTATTTTGGAATTTAATTGATGAATGCGGATTTGATCATAAATTTCTTCAACACCATTTTTCAGTAAAAGAAAAAACTGCATATATTAAAAACCAGCAATTACTTTTTGTGGAGGATGTCGTATGAGAAAGAAGAGTAAGTCAAATAAATATAGCCATTTGAGTGACATTGAAAAAGCGTTTGTAAAAAACTATTCTTATGATGAATTGCAAATGCTTAAAACTTATAATGTAGATAAACTAAAACAGATTATTGCAGAACAAAATGCGCACGTACTTAAAGCTAAGAAGGAAATGGAAGCTAATCCAGAATTCAAGGCTGCACAAGAAATTTTACAAACTTTTAGAAGTGCGTTTAACGAAACTAAAAACTTTGCAGATTCTAAAAGAGTATTTGCCCTTTCGCTCCTTCAAAAGGAGGGGATCGTCGATATGGGTGCAGAATTAGAGTAAAGGCAAAACAATGATTGTTAATGAAATCAAAATTACACTAAAGGTGTTTTGCAAAACTCTTAACATTCCAGTTCCTGTTACAGATAATCATGAATCTTTCATGAAAAATTATGTCGAACATCATAATTTGAGCTGGAATGATTTGACAGAAAAAGTTAAAAAGAATAGAGAAAAAACGTCAAATAGACGTAAACAGAGGCATAAACAGCTTATGGAAGAACTGCGGAAGGCAGACGAAAAGTTCTTTTTGGAACATGGATCTGCAGAGCCAAAAAACAGAAATTGTTTGAAGTGTAATACTGTTTTCTTTTCGCCACACGGAAATAGAATTTGCGTTAAATGCCATAAAACTAATCAGGAGTACATAGAGGGTTTCCATGACTAAGCTAGCAATTTTCCTTATGGGCGCAGGCGCAACAGGTAAAACTACCACTAGAAACACTTTTTGCCAGGGGGCCGGCAAAGAAATTTCTAAGATGGGTAAATTCATTAAAAAGCGGATGCCAAATAGAGGTGCTACGATTGAGCAAAAATATAGTATTGTTCAATATGATAATTGTGTTTTGGTTGGTAATAAAAATTCTGGCACGGATTCTATAACCACACCATCCTTAGTTAGAACTGGTTTTTTCGATGCTCTAGAGCTATCAGATACAGTTATTATCGATGGCGTTATGTCGACCTCACGTTGGGTTGAAATGGTGAACGAATATCGCCATAAACAAGATATTCGTGTTGTAGTAGTTCATTACGACTTTGCAGTAGAAAAAATCAGAGAACGCCTTTCGCTCCGCAGAAAAAATGCCGGAATTGTCGAAGAACGACTTCCTGATTTAACATTTAATAATGTTCAGGTATTTACAGATAGAGCAAAGATGTGCGTAGGATATTTCTTGGATTTATGCCGCGCCCCTGTTACTCTAGTAAAAGTAGATTTTGAAGATTCACCCGAACAAGTAGTGCAAAAGCTACAGCAAGGAATTAAAGAATGTTTGTCTACGGCACCTATCCTGTAGTTAGCACCGAGATCCTATTTGACGTTCTTAAAAAACGAAGTAGCGATCCACTAGTTCAGGTAGTTTCAATTGCCATAGACCCTTCAACAAATTCGGTTGTTGCCTACGGCGTTAATAAGATAATTTCTGCTTTTGAAAAAAGTTCAAAGGCTCTTGCTGAACTTGCAATCGACAAAAATCCTGCCAAAAAATTCTTAGTTCGTCATGCCGAGGCAGATCTTATTGAAAAGATGACAGAAACAATGAATATTCATAAATATCAATTTATTGTGAGTATCCAGCCCTGCATGGCTTGTATGTCTAAACTACTTGATAAAAATATCAATAGTATCGGTTATATTAAAGAAAATCGCCACCAAGATGAACAAGAACTCATGAAGCCTTTTTTATCCAATATCCAATATGGTAAAATAGAGCATAAAATGGTTTGCGTACCACCTTGGATTGTAACAGAGGCCGAACTTGAACAAGCTATTAGAAATAGTCGAACTATGCAAGAAAATGGCTAAATCCACCCCTGCCGAAACTGTCCAAGACAGAATGTATAAAATTCTGGACGGCACTGTATCTTCTATTTCCAAGAAAACTACATTTAAAGCTCCAGAAATAAAAATGCCGGAAGCTCCTAAACTTCCGGGTACCTCTATCCCAACAGGCTCTCGTCAAAAAAACAAAATCAGCAATTCTGAAATTTAAATACGCTTAGCTTGTTGTGCCAGAATTGATTTTACAGCTTTTTCAATTAATTTAGTAATTTCCATTACATCTTCGTGATTTTTAATAAAGGCGGGGTCTTCAATCCTTTTTAAACTTTCTTCTGGAAGCCAACTGTATAAACCTTGGGTTTTATTAATAAACGGGTAATGGTTTTCAAACAAATATTTACCATGAATTGGTGCCATATAAAAAACTACATCAGCCCAATTCATAAGATCATCCGTAACATGCTGCGACCGAATTTTAGGCTCGGGATAACCTAATTCCACTAAACAACGACGCATTTTTTTAGCCATTAAATAGTTTTTATCAGCTCCTTCTGCGGTTCCAGCGGATTTAACTTCTAAATGCGGCGCTAGGCATTTCATAATATGCTCCGCAGTTGGACTGCGGAATTTATTGCCAGTACAGATAAATAAAATTTTCATATATTCCTCAATATAAGGACTGTTCGTTTATCAAACCTTGTTCGATTAAACGCTTGTAATTCTCTCGTACTTCTGAACGTTTGTTATGATAAACATTAGTCTGCCTAAAAATTTTGTCTAGCCCGTGGTCATACGGATGAAAGTTTTGAAATACCAGATCTGGATTGTTTTCTAAAATTTGTTTTGGTGTATGACCAGTAACAAAAATAGCTTCCATCAAAAGCTTTGGCCATTTATAGGCGGAAAGCATTTTGTTTAAATCTGGCGACATCGTGAAATGCCGAAACTCAATAGTTTCCGTATCTTCGAATATTTGTTTTAGGTTAACACCAGCCCTAACAACAACATGCCACATAGGTTGTCCAAAACGATTCTTGGGGGCGTGTGCCTCGTAAAATTCGCGTGGAGATTTGGCATTCATCATAAGTTTATAAACTTTTTCTGTAACCCGGTATCTATGGGATTTATTCCTTCGACGCCATCTTGAGACTGCACCATTATAAAAATCTGGATTTGAAAACTTTAGCTGACGCTCTGGAAATGGGTTTGGATCTATAAGTTCATAGATTTCTTCATCATATTTTCGAAGATACGTGACAATTTTCTTTAGGGCCTCTAAATCGTCTTTAAGGCCGGGGATACGAATATGAACGTGTAAATTAGTTGTAAAGTTAAAATGTTTTTTAGGGAGAAGGTCGTAAATCTCCTTCGTAGCACGAAGCAATTCTTCCGGTGTGTTTTCCGGTTTCATTTGGATTTCGCCGCCATATCGATTGAAGATTTTTTTGGGATCGTTTGCAGTTCCGTTGGAATTACAGATAGATCCGTCTTTATCGCACCATCTATTTCCGGGCGGTAAAACAATTTTTGTATCAACATCACCCAGTTCTAACTCAGCGCCAAATGTCATCTTACTTAAATCAATTGCCATAGACGACTCCAAGTGTATAATTTATATTAGCGATTTGCTAATATAAGACAATGGCATTAATTTCAATAAAAGTCAAGGTTTTTGGAGTAAAAAAATGAGCATCCAGCATCTTAAAAAAATGCATAAAATGTGCAAAGCTATGTCCGTTGACCAAGCAGTGAAAGAAATTAAAGGCCCCGCTAAAGTCAATGAAGTAATGCCAAAGGTTGCTCCAGAAGATCGCTCTGATGTATTTAACAAACTCAGAATGGAAAAAGCTACGGAACTGCAAAAACAGGCAATGCCAATGGGTGGGTCGCGTCCAGCAGGGGAGATGAGCCCCGGAATGGTACAAACTTCTTCTCAAACGGCAATGATGAAGGCTGACGAAGAAAACGACGATGCTGCACTTACAGATGCAATGAAAGACCTAAAACGTCAAAAAAGGTACAGAGAAGTAGCTAAATTAGCTCAAGATATGGGCGAAGATGCAGAGCGAAGTGGAGATGCAAAAGCAGCTCAAGCGCACTACAAAACTGCTTTGAAATATCACAATAAACATGCCGAACAAGAATACACAGGCAAACCTGTTGATGTTCAAGTTCCAAAAACTGAAACAGTCTCAGTACCAAGGAAAGTTGGCCGTGACACCGAAGTACGTCGACAATTTGAGCAAGATATTGCTCCCTTGCAAGAAGAACTCAGGTCACTTGCAAAGCCAAAAACCGAAGAAGAAATTAAAAACGCTCAAGATCCAAAACTTGCACCTCAAAGATTAAAAAGAATGAAAGAGCTTAATGAGCAAATCTTGAGCGCAAAACAAAAATTTGGCGCGGCTGCTCTTGGTCTTGGTGATCCTCAGTCTCCCAATTATGATCCCGATTTCGAAGATCCTGATACAAAGAGCGCTCTTTATGATCCAAAAGTTTCTATGGCTGCAGAGCAATTTCGTGCTGAACAAAAACCTGCTTCTGAAGAAATGCCAAAAGAATTTATGGAACAAGAAGAAACTAGGCGAGTTCCTGGTTTTGAAACAAAACGCCAATACCAGGGAAGCGCAGATCAAAATTTATATTCAAGAAACTATTCCCCAGATTCACGCGGTTCTTTAACACAACTTACTGGCCCTGGATCAAGAGGCGTGCCGGGTCGTAGTTCTAAATACGGCCCAAGTGCACAGGCTCAGGCCGAGCACATGGATTGGTTTTTAGCTCGACAAGGAGCCAAAGGCGGTTCAGGTTTAAGACCACAAGGAGCGACAGAACGCGATATTGGTGACGCAACAGAAGGCGCTACCAAAGAGGCGCAAGGAATTGTTTCACAAGAAAATTATTCGCCGGGTTCTGGTGAATTCAGAGCAAAAACAAAGCCCAAAAAAGGCGGCAGCTCAATGGTCGCTGGTGGCGGCGCTGCAGAATATGCTGCTAGAATCGCAGAACTAAAGGCCAGACAGGAAGCTGCTCAAAAGCAAAAGACAGAAACTCAAAAACCGGAAGAAATCCCTTCGGCAAATGAAGGGTTTATAGCTATGCCAAAAGCAGAAATTGAAAGAAAGATGAAACAAAAACAAGGGTCTGGCAACGGAGAAGCTGCCAAGTCTATGTACAAATCTGCCGAGCAGGCTAAAAATCCAGCATTTCCAAGCAAGCCGAAAGAGGGTGCTGTGGCGGGAGAAATCCCAGAATCTGATATTGTTGGTGATTATTCTAAAAGAATGGGCGAACAACAATCTGTAAATGACAAACCAGTAAAAAAACAAGGGTTTGGAAGCGTAGAGATCCTTAAAAAGGCGCATTCTTTATTAAAAAAGAAGTATAAATGATGTTGCTAAAACCATTCAATGGCTGCAGACGTACGGCAATTGCTTTTTATACAATCACATTACTAGCCATTTTGGGCTATACCCATAATGTAGACGTTGCAAATTCTATTGCATCAGTAGCCATTGCGCTAGCTGCTGTGAATGGTGTAGAAAAGGCATATAAAGAACCTCGCATGCAAAAGAAAGAGGAATCTGAAAATGCTGGAAATGGATCAAAGAACAAAAAAGCTAGTAGCTGAGTTAATCCCACCCGCGCAAGAAGTAATGAATCGAATGTTAGAAATTGCATATGCCAATGGGCTAAATATGCAATGCCATTCTGGCTATAGATCTCCCGAAGATCAAGATAAACTCTACGCGCTTGGCCGTTCCGAAGCCGGAAAGATTGTTACAAACGCCAAAGGCGGACAATCAACTCACAATTATAGACTAGCCGGCGATTTCCATTTTGTAGATAAAAAGGGCGATATTGTTTGGGATGAAAAACTTTACAAAAAAATTTGGACTTTAATCAAACCAATACTAGAGCCAAAGGGTTTACGATGGGCTGGTAATTGGAAAAAATTTAAAGAGACGGCTCATTTTGAATACAATCCCCAAGATTTAACTTGGAAAGATCTGCAAAAGAAAAATCCTTATGCTTGATAAAAAATATATAATTGCGGCAGCATTATGTTTAGTAGGCGGTTATGCCATTGGCTATGGTAATCGCCCAGCACCAGATATTCAAATCAAAGAAGTTCTTGTTGTAGATAAAGAAAAAACAGAAAAAGTAATTGCAGAAGAGCGCGAACGCCTTGAAAAAGAATATCAATCTAAAAAAACAGAGAAAAAAATTACTAAAAAAATAACTAAACCAAATGGCGAAGTTATTGAAACTACTAAAGAAGAAAGCAAAACCGAGGAAAGCAATTCGGAAGTTGTAGACAAAGATTCCAAGAATTCTAAAGAAACAAAAGAAAAAGAAAGCGTAAAGAAAGAAACAGAAATAGTTCAAAAACAAAATTTATCTAAATATTCTGCCGGATTAATGGCTGAAAAATCTATTGATAAATTGTTAACGACAAAACCAACCGAAGAATTAAACATTGAATTAAATCTTGGGTTTCGATTATACGGCCCGCTTTGGCTAGAAACTGGATATGAATTTAAAGATAAAAGCTTAGGATTCGGCTTTAAATTAGAGTTTTGACATAAAAACATCTAATATTTGTGATGGGAATTTATTATCTGCTAAAAATTCTAGAAGATCTATCTTTGAACTTGTTTCAAAAATAGATTCTTTTTTTACCTCGTCATAAGTTATTGTTTGCCCTTTAGTGTCAGTTAACATAACCCAAAAAAATCGCGGCAGTCCTAAACCGCCATGATATATTGTTTTTTTATTTATTCTTGTTGGCATTTTATATTTAATGATTGTTTTCCAGCTTGGGAAATTCGCACGCCACCATAAAAAGTAGGTTTTAGGTTTCCTGCCCTTGCCTGAGCGACAGCAAATTATCATCCGGTTTTTGGTCACTAAGTACTTTTGCACGTTTAGTGGATTCTTTCGGGTTTTTGACCACTTGTGGCTTTTTGGTTAAACCGATCTCCTCTAAACTATTATGCATGAGTTTTTTGACCGCTTTTGCAGCTTCTTCTCCAACTCCCTTTAAAACACATAAGGGGACGCGAATCTTGCCTCCTTCAATGACAAAGTCTGTAGTGTCGGAATGCAGGACGGATGGCTGAAGTAGTTTATCAGAAATTAATTGTGAATATTCCCGGAGTTTGTCTTCATCGCCATATTCAACGCTCAACTCTGCCGTCCAGAATTCCAACGGATAATTATTTTTAAGCCATGCCGTAGCGTAAGAAACAATTCCATAAGATGTACTATGGGCACAATTGAATCCATAACGTGCAGATGCAATAACCATTTCCCGCAATTCGTGCAATTGGCTTTTGGTCCAGGAAGAGTCTTTGGCAATAATTCGTTTTTCCATATCATCTAGAATTTCGTTAATAAGCTTTTTATCTTTTTTACCAATACCGCGACGAAGGTTTTCTGCTTCTTCAAATGAATAGCCGCCGACTTCTCGAGCAAGCTTTAGGATCTGTTCTTGAAACAATGGTACTCCGAACGTCGAACCAAAAATAGGTTCGAGCGAGGGATGAATATAATACGGTTTCTGATTGCCGGCAGAGCATTGCACATAAAATTCCATAGCGTTGCCGTGAAATCCGCTTGGTCGCTCTTCAGATGCCTGCAAATGCATCTGCCAGTCAATTGTAGATGGACGATACAAAGCAATTAGGTTGGAAATATCAACAATGTTTTTTGGTTTAGTTCTTACACACAACGAACGAATACCGGAAGTATTTGTTTGGAACGTGGCATCGGTTTTACCTGCGTGATAAATATTCTCAAACACTTGATCATTATGATCAAACTCACCCCATTTTAAATCAATTCCATGGCGTTGTTTAATCAGCTCGAATGTTTTCTTGATTGTTTGCATCTTTTTAACACCAAGCACGTCAAACTTTACTGCACGATACCATTCCAAATCTTTTGGGCACCACGCTGTAACAAGTGCGCCATTCTTTCCACCTACGCGACAAACTGGCAGCCATTTCTTGCTATCGGACGGTGTAATAATAAGCCCGCACGGGTGTGAAGATTTTTGCCGCATAACACCACACATTTGTTCTACCATCATCCAAATTTCTGGATTCTTTTCTGCATAGGTGCGAAGCTCTGGGGAAGTCTCAAAATAGCCTTGGACGTGCTCACCAGTTTCATGATCTTCGTAACCAAACAACCATTCAGTCTCGTCTTTACCTTGTGGAACAATTGGCATTGACTTAGTTAGGATTTCCGTTTCCTGCCGTACAGATCCGAGAATAAAACGTTCTGCATCTTTAATTGCCGAGCGAGGTTTAAGGTTTTGGTTTACTGAAATGGGCAAAACTCGGTCAGGATACATTTCGTAGATCATTTTTAGGGCTTCGTCTTTTACGTCAAAGTCCAAATCACAGTCTGGCAAAGATCCAGACTTAATACGGCCAAGAGTAATATGACGTTCAAACTGAAGATCATATTTAATTGGATCAGTAACGGATGCACCCACAGCAAAATACGAAAGGCTACCACCAGCTGAACCACGTGTATTAACCAAAATATTGCGTTTTTCCGCCTCGTCGCAAATTTCGCTAACCGTTCTTAGATATGCTAGACCGTCAAATACGCCATTATTGCCAAGCACTTTAATTTCATAATTGAGGCGCTCAGCGTAATCTTTACTTTCCAAGTTAATTCGTTTTTCAGATTTAATCTTGTCGACAATCCATTTTAGGTTGGAGTCTTCATAATTAGGCATGATCCATTCTTTTGATGGACCAAACTCATAACTATTAAACTGTTCGGCATAGTCTTCGGTGTTATCGATTAGCTCTTCAATAAATTTATCGTCTAGATCACCGTATTTTTTAGCCTCATATGCATATTCTTCTGCACCGCGCATATGTTGAAAATTCGACATAATCCAGTCTGAACCATAATTCTTAGAATCTTGAATTACTTTATCTTTCTTACGGGCATAATGGGAGTCGAGCGAAACAATAGGTTTAACGTTTAGTGGGCCAGTAACGTACTGGCGGCGAACATTATTTACAGCTTTACCAATGTTTGGAGTGTTTTGTCCGTATTGCAATAAATGTGGTGAGCATTCGTTAAGTTCCAACGCCGCCTCTTTAATAATTTTACCTTCTTCAACTTTTGCAGGCGCATAGTATTTACTAAGGTCATCGACAATCCATTCATCGTAAATGTTGTCTTTGCCAACTAGACCCATAACCCATTCAAGGCGGTCGCGTGATTCTTTAACGTTACCGTGCTTATAGATAGGATAGTTAAAGAATGAACCAATACAGCCAGTCCCTATGACAATTCCATGAGCTGCCAGTTCTTCTAAGTGTTCGGTAGTCATTACCGGTTTAACATCACCCCATTTGACTTCCATGTGTTTTTCATCGTAAAGTGTGTGGGTGAGCTCACAATATTTTTGAAACGCGGCCTGTGTTTTAAATCCGATAGTAATATGGGTAGATTTTTCATCTTTAGGGTGACGAATATAAGCTTCGACAGAATGAAACAACTTAATTTTCTTTTCTTTCTTATTAATCTTTTCAGCCTCTCGATACAAAGCAACGGCGCTGTTTACGTTGCCGTGCTCGGAAAGAGTAAAGTGTGTGTATTCCAATTCCACAGCTCGTTCAACCATAGTCTGAACGGTTGAACCACCATCTAATGAGAAGTGTGAATGGCAGTGCATATTTGTACAGATTTTTTTGTTCTTCCAATGGTTATTCCATGGACGTTTTTCTTCGGGATGTTGGTCAACAAAATCAAACAATTTAAAGTGCGACATTTTATACTTCTTTTGTTAATTGGTTTAACAATGCAGTTTTATACGGTTCGATATTTTGATCCCAAGAAATAACATAATCGGCTAATTCATCTATAGTATTAAATTTCGATATTAGTCGCTGAAATTTGATTTGTGGTGCTGTTGGATGTTTTAAGTCTTCTGTTTTATGAAGATCACGATCTATAATAAAAAACGGGTGACCGTGATCTTCGATAGAAATGTCGCGATATAAAGGATTTACTAATTCATAGAGGTATATCATTCTTCGTACTCTTCTTGCTCTTCTTCAGTTTCGTCTTCGGAATTATGAAATAACGGCAGTTTTCTGGTTACCACTAATTTGTACTGCTGATTATTGAATAAAAAATCGGTATTATAAAAGTTTGTCTTTGATTGGGTGTTCTCGATTAGCCGCATTGACCGGTAGTTTCTTGCTAGAAGCTGGTGGCTTATCTCCATTAAGTCTTCCTCTTCAGTGATTTTTTGTAGAAAAGATATTAGCTCTCCGTTTAAATTTTTCATTAGAGCCTCCAGTGGTTGGATACTAACACTTGAGTTAATTGCTGACTTATTATTTTATTTTATTGGTATTGTCCGACAGTTGGCTTTATATAAATATGGGGTAATATTATAGGAAGGGGAAACTCATGGCGCAAAAACAATACACAGACAGATTCTCTATACAAATAGACTTGTCACTTTATCTACGGGAGAGGGATGGGGGAAAGATAACATTAAATCTTCTCCCCAAACTCACAGCAGATAGATGGCCCTGGTTTGTTAAGAACGCGAGTGCTATTGCTCAGAGTTTTGAAAAGTACGCAAACGGGGACGAATTTTTAACTAGAAAGATTCTCGAGTTTCATGACTACGTTGAAAGTTACCAAAATGGAGCCGACGTAAACCCGTTTACAGATTTGAATATTTTTGCAGAAATGTCAGAGCTTCTTGAGCTAATTGAAGCTAATTCACTGGACCTGACTGATCCCGAAACTCAATATATAAAAGAAGAAAAACAACGAGTTGCCCAGTTTGACGTTGAAAATTTCAAAGCTATGCTTCGGTTTTTGAAGAGCCAAAGAGAAATTGCTTTTGACTTTATTGGACTCGGCGATCCATATTATGATAGTCTTAGAGGGCGAAAAAGCTCTCCAAAACAACGAGATTATTTTATTTCTGACTTAGTTTTTTTGAATAATACTATAGAGTTAGAAAAATATATCGAAGGAATAATTTTACAGTTCAAATACAAAAAAAATATCGCCCCGAACCTTTTATCGTTTGCTAATTCAAAATTGATCGAAGGTGGCTCAGAAGTTAGGGTTTTAGATATTTATCGCAGTTATCGAGTAGTTCCGTTTGAAAAAAGTTTGCAGCAAATGGCCCAAGATTATCTTGGCAGTTCAGATAGATGGTACGAACTAGTCACTGTCAATAATTTGAAAGCACCTTATGTTGATCTTTATGGTGAAAAAATTCTTTTGTTAGAAAGCGGCAGCGCTTCGACTGTAAGGGTTCCAATTTCTCAACAAGACAAATTCCGAATCAACTCTTCTATCAAAATTGGTAGTCGTTTAGTACCCGAAGAAGTTAGAAAAGTAGAGCGAGTAAATGACAACCGCGATGGCTCTGCCACAGTACATCTTAGTGGAAAACAAGATCTTTCAAAACTTTTAACTAGTCACGTCGCATATATAAGAGTTTATGCGCCAGAAACTCTTTCCGACTTTTCTCTAGTAAAAATTCCTCTATCGCTTACGGCAGCGAACACAAACATTCCGGAGCCCTCTGAAGGTGAACTCAAAAGGCTCGATAAAGCCTTGCTTTCTTTCGGAGTAGACATTGCTGTAGATGATATATCTGGCGATCTGCTGCTTGGTACAGACGGTGATTTAAAGTATCAATTTGGAATAAATAATTTAAGGCAAACAATTATTTCTGCCCTAAAAACAGAGCATGGACAATTACCTCTACATCAGCAATATGGTCTGGCAAATAACATTGGTTTTGCCTTGCAAGGATCGACAACTTCTACGAAAATAGCATCTGTAATAGAGCAAACTTTAAAACGAGATTTACGTTTTACATCTGTTACACTAAAGGATATACAAATATCGGCGGATAACAAAATCGGCATGACTGTTCTTGTTACAATAGCTGGATCTAGTCAGTTGATACCATTAGCCTTTGTGATTTGATGGAGATTGATAATGGCAATTACAGTTAAAAGCGTTCAATCGATTTTAGCTGACATGATCAGAAAGCTAACTGCCAATACTGACATTACAGATGTCAGCGAAGGTAGTATCACCTCCACAATCCTTGAAGCTGCTGCGTTACAAGATTATCAAAATCAAATTGGTGTTCTTAAGGTATTGGAAAGCTCAAATTTACAGACTTTGGTCGGTAGTGAGCTAGATGAAAAAGCTATCGAGGCGCAAATCCCTAATGGAGTTGGCGGATTCGGTCGATTTCCTGCAAAAAGAGCTAATGGTCAAGTACGTATTTCTTCTCCATTCACTAAAAAATCCACTTTGGTATATATCGGTAAACCAACACCATATGCTGGCAGTATTAAAGTTTATCTGCAAGACTGTATTGGATGGCCATCTGCAGGTGCATTTTATTTAGGTCGCGGAACCGCAAATGAAGAAGGGCCGATTCAATATACAAGTATTGAAAATAACAATACTTATTGGACTTTAAATTTAAATACGTCAACCCCTTTGGTCAATAACCACGCATATGGCGAAACAGCTATTTTGTCGCAGGGTGGTACAAGGCAAATTTCTGCAGGGACGGTAGTCGTTGCGCCAGGATCTAGCGGTAATGTGCCCGTTCAATATACTGTAGATGGAACTTTCACTCTCCCCGATGGTGAAGACACTATCACAGTGTCTGTCTCTTGTAGCTCATTTGGCGAAACTGGAAATGCGTCAGTTGGGGCAATTAAACAATTTTTAACGCCACCATTTACTGGCGCAATTGTTACTAACCCATCTTCAATCACAAATGGTGCTAGCGCAGAAGGTGACGAAGCTTTAAGGCTTCGTATTGCAAACTATATTGCGTCACTCAGCCGAGGTACAAAACAATCCATTTCGAGTTCTTTACAAGGACTACGAGATCCCATTAGCGGCAAAACTATCACATCGCTAAATATTGTCGAACCTACAAATAGAATTGATTCGACGAAAATTTATATTGATGATGGTTCAGGATTAGAGCCCTCGTATAAAGGGCAAGATTTTGAACAGTTGTTGGTGAATTCTAGTGGGCAAGAAATCTTCTTAAAAACTTCTAATAAACCAATCACACCCTGTGTTGCTGTTGGAGTTGAGCCTGCTCCATATGTATTGCAAGATGGCATGTATTTGGACATCATTCTTGATGGTGTGCCTACTCGATTTGAAATTAATCAATCCGAATATACAAACCTCTCTTCAGTTTCACCATCCGAAATCGTGCGAGCTTTTAACGGCGTTATTCTTAGTGGCTCTTCAGCATTAGGATTCAGAACTGCTAACGACGGAACTACGTTTTCTGTATTTGATATTTCTGGTCGTGCAGAAACTTTACAGATTTTACCGAGTAAACTTCAAGCTATTTTAGGACTTCCCACTCATCAGATTAGACCAATTTACGTTTACAAAAATAATAAGCTTTTGTCATTCAAAGGTTTATCTGCAGTAGTTTACTCAGCAGATTTTCCTTGGCTGTCGCTAACTGATTTAGATTTACAGAATGTCAGAATGACAGTTGATGGTGTAACCCAAACATTCACTATCGATAATAATGATATGCTTGCTCTTGGTCGCACCGTTGCATCTGCGCAGTTAACCGATTGGATCACAGTATTTAAGAAAAAAGTTGCGGGTGTTAATGTTTATCAAGTTGGTTCTAAACTCGCCTTTGCTTCATGGCAATCGTTGAGCCCTTTTGGTTCAATTAAAATCGAATCGACAACTTCCACAGGCGCACCAGCAACGTGGATTGGCGTAAATAAAATATTTAAATCTTCACACGTATTAGAAAGCGTTGGTGCAACACCGGATTTTGAAATTAACAGAATCAGCGGCGAAATTAAACTTCTTAACGAGCCACAACTAAATGATAATATTACCGTTTCATCAAAATTTACTCGTGCAGAAATTCAATCAAAGTCAGCACCGAGCGGTTTATTTTCGGCAGGTAACACAAATCTTGGCACTCCAAGAATTATTGTTGGTGTCGACGGACAATTTGAATTAAGAACACTTGGACTTACAGGTGCTAGCTCTCTTACTCCAGAAATCGTATCGCCTAATTCTACAGTAGTTAGACTACACAGTTCTGATATAGCGTTATATTCTAGTATCGAATTAGGTGATTATATTTATTTAAATAGTGACTCCGCCGTAGCAAATAGACTACCCGGTCGTACTAATAGTGTAATGAAAGTTCTGAAAAAAGGACTTTGCACAAGAAGCGCAGATCAAAATTTTAACTTAGTGCCAACTCAATATTCAACCACTGACGTAAATGGCAATGTAACATTTACGGTCACTACAACAGAAGATCATAAATTTGTTGTAGGGCAGTCGTTCGAAATTACAGCAGCCAGCCTAGCTGTTGGTACAAGCTTTTTAGATTCAGCAATTATTGGAACCCATGTAGTTTCTGCTGTAGATAGCAGTACTGTTTTTAAATTCAAAAAACAAATTGCTGGTGTTACCGCAGTTTTTGCTCCTAATACTATTAACTTTTCTGTTTCTAAAGATACATTTATTGATATTGAAACTTCAAAAGTTGAACGAGAAGCTTTCTTTGGTATTTTCTCCGAGACTTTAATTGAATCGACCCTTGGTTCTCCGACAATCAAAGTGATTCTTCCAAATCATGGATTTTTACAACTAGATTCATTTCAAATTACAGGCGCAAGTGCGTTAACACAATCTATTTTCCCAGGATTATCATTCCCAGTTACAGCCGTTGTTAAATCGTCCCCCGCGCCAACCACGGACACATTCTATGTAGATCTTCCAGTATCTGCTGTCGCTTCTTCTGGTTCTGGTGACACCACAATTGATGGATATGCTCCTTTGACTCCATCATCTTTTGACTTAACTTCTGGGATGCTTTCTGCATTTAAAATAGACAATGCTGTTCCTCAAATCATAAACATTCCAGTTTCGGATTATCAAACAGCTGATGTTCTTGTAACAGAAATTAACAAACAATTAATCGGTGCAACTGCATATAAACTATCTCCTCGACAAATTGCTATTAGATCAAATAATTTTGATCAAAACAAATCTACAATAGCCATTTTAGCTTCTATTTCATCGGCTACAAATTTATTCAGTCAAATGATTGCTGATAGTATTCAGCCGCATATCGCTGCAAAGAAAAGTGGTTTTGTTGGAAGCGGCGCTCCGTATATTACTAATACCGGTGATCCTACTTTACCAAAAGATTTTTACAACACTCGTGGTTATTTAGGTTTTCTAACAACGGAAACTGAAGTTTTAAACGATGTTGCAGATCCAGCAATTGTCGCATCTGCAAATATCATTCATTATCCAAAAGGTTTACAAGAAGCTTTTATCACTGGTCGCAATGAGAATATTATTTCTCGTATTTATAATAACGATTCAACTGCTCCATTTGGTGGTTTTGCACGCGGAGTAGACACAATTCCTCCTCTGCCTCAAACCGTTTATGGCTCAAATGCAACAAGGTCAAATCTATCTTTAAGACTAAACGATATTCCATTAACTCCAGTTGATCGTCTAGTTGTGCAAATGGATTTAGACTCAACTAACAAAACAACTAATATACCAATGTATAAAAAGGCATTAACCGAAGTTGTTCAGCCGTTTGGAGCGGGGCCAGGAAATCAACTTATTTTTACGCTAAAAGATCCAGAAGATAAATTAATTACGGATGAACCACGTCCATTTTTTGAACCTAACAGCCCATATCGTTCGTTTGATTTTACCGATTTTAATATTTTGTTTAAACCAACAATTATTCATACAATATATCCAACTTTGCCGTTCGGTGGAAATCCATCAGACGCATTAGTTATTAGGTCTACTCAATATGGCCCAGTGCATGATTTTAGATTTAATTTTTCTTATCCATTACATCCAAATTCGTCGCAAATTCAATTCACGCATGAATCTTTTCAAGAAGAAGATCGCTCTGTTTTAGTCGTAAACTGTACTCTTTGTTCAGGTGCGACTGTTTTAGGTACCCAATATACCGGTTCTTATACAATTACGCCATCTGATTACACCAGTCCTACTGGCGCAGAAATTGTTAAACTGACAATTAGTGCTCTTTCTATTAACCTATCTGGAGCGTTCTTAATTGGCGATATTTTAAATATCGGCGGTTCTCAAACATATTCAGGCTCATTTTTAATTATCGAAACTCCAGATCCTAACACAATTGTTGTTTCTGCTCCCGGTGTTCGCCAAACTACGTATACACCAGTTAGTTACATTTCCGATTACGCTCCTATCCAGTCGTTCACTACACTACAAAAGTCTATCCAAGACGTAATTGCTAAAGCTGGCGAATATTATACAAATAATCCAGTGTTTACAATTGAAGCTACACCAACAACTAATACTGGTTCTCCAATTAAATTTCCAACGTATCACACTCACGGAAATATAGTTCCGAGAACCGATTTCACAACTCTTACAGAAAGTAATTATTATCATTCTGCGCGGGCACCTTTTGGCTGTGTTGCGCATATTCATACATATTCTCCAATTGATAATAAAATCATCGCTCTCGTTCAGTCCGATGATTCCGTGTTGCCAGAATCATCAAAAATTTTAAATACTGGATTTAGCTCTGTTTATTCTGACCAAGAATGTGTTTTGATTCCTGCTTCAGCAAAAGCTTTAGAAAAATGGTTAAAATTCACAGCCATCAGCCCGCTTAATATTCAAGCCGAGGTTTCTCGTATCACCGATGAGAAAAACATTCAAATAAATTCATTACACTTAGGAGCTGCTGGAGCTGTTAAGATTACCGGTGTAACTGCAAACACAGTAACGGCAAAAGCAAAAAATGCTGCTTCTAAACAAGGTACATCGGTTAAAATCAGAACAGACTTTCCTCTAGCTCAGTCATTTGCCCGTGGATCTTTTGTAGAAGTATATAACTCAATCACCGCCCCCATTTACAGAGCATATCGTACACAACCAAGTGCATTGCCTACAGATTCAAAAATTACTGCAACAAATTCATCTGATATTGAAACCTGGTTTAAAATCTCAACTGTTGTTTCATACACAAGACCTTCACCAAATAAAGGCCGTTTTGTATTTAGAAAATCTCTTAGCGGATTAGTTGGCGATGAAACTGTTGAAATCACAAAACCAACAAGTTCAATTGCAAAAATAGCAATCATTTCGGGAACTGGTACCTTTAATACAAAAGTTGGAGATATGTTGATCCTTAGAGGATCAAAAAATATATCTTCCCCATATCCCGTTAATTACACATCATTATTTAATGTTAACAACCAATGTGTTACGCCAACAGAAGACTTAACAGATCAATATATTGGCTATCCAGTTGTTCATATTGAAGACGAAAAAGTTATTTACGTGATTGCTCCAAACATTGTTCCAGAAACAGTCTATGCTAGAAAAACTACAGATTCTAATGAAATGTCTGCAATTTATCAAAGTGTTGGTATATATACCGGTTCTGTAAAAATTGGTCCGTTGGTTAACATTGCCAATTTTTATGTAGGCGATACGGTAACTATTTCTGGGTTCACAAATGATTTAAACAACACAAGATCTAGGATTATAGGCAAAGATGCTTCGAATATTTATGTAACAACAGCCAGATTAAATGATACGGAAAACGAATCAAATAGAGATGGCATTGGTATTATTCGCGAAACAACAGAATTTATGTTTGTTTCGATGCTTAAAAATGAGAAAAATGTTAAAACAAACTATAAATCTGGTGCGCCTAAAGATCTTTCTTCGTGGAAGATATCTTCAGATGAGTCAGTTTATTACCGAATTAAACCGTTAGGAAACGGGTTTGTTTATGTCGATTTTGCATTTGATTCACATGACGATATGCAGTTACATGACTTATCAGTAAGTTCTGATGATTTAATTTCATTTTCCGATGCCTTTGCGGTTGCGAATCGCGGTCGATTCAAAATTATTGCCCATAATGGTAAGAATGCATTCATTATTAAAAATGATGAAGCCGTTGAAGAAGTTCTTTCTTTCAAAGAAGATGTTATTAATTCAGATAACACAATAGGAAGCTCAAACTGGCAAGTAGGGCCAATTGGGGACACACACACAATTAACACACAAGACAAGCGCCATGTGAGAATATGGGATATTGATTCTGTATTTGAAAATGATTATTTGATTGTTAAAACTCCAAATGTCGGTACAACAACCTGGTTTGATACGTCTTTAATCGGAAAATGGCCAATCACTAAAATTGGTGTTAACAGCGAATTTGATATTTTTGTTGAAGCCGATATTGTTAATGCAACAAGCGTTTCAAAACAAGTTGTTTTGGCAAACTCAAAAAATGCAATTACTTTTGAAGAAGCAGTTCCCTATAAAGGCTATAGATGGGTATCTGGTTATGCGCATCATAATACAATTCAAACCGATGCAGAATTATATTTAATGCCCCAAGTTTCGGCGTATAAATTAAGTCCGGCCTTTAACACTCAAATTAAATGTTTGCATAAACTTAATTTTGATTCTTCAACAACCGTTGGGGTTGATGCATATAATTACTATTCTGAATTAATTGCAGAAGCTCACAAGGTGCTTGATGGCTTGCCCTCCAACACTATTGCTTATCCCGGTGTTAGAGCTGCGGGTACCTCAATCGAAGTTCTTGCACCTCTGATTAAGAGCATTCAGATTGGCGTTTCCGTAGAGTCGAGTGATGGTATTTCTCTAAATACAATTAAAAATCCAATTAAATCTTCAATCACAACATATATCAACTCATTGGGCGTTGGTAAAGAAGTTGTAATTAGCCAAGTTATAAAGCATATTCAAGAAGTACCTGGTGTTAAAAGCGTCCAAATTACATACACCCTGCCAATAGCAAATGAGGGTGTTATTAAAGTCGGAAGTTTTGAAGTACCACGTATTTCTAAACCAGAGGATATCTTACTGTGAGTTCTCTTTTTGATTTTTTGCCAGATTCTTTTCTTAAAGAAGAGCAAATAGTTTTAAAAGGCTTGCTAGAAGCTATTGCTACTGGTGACACATTTGTTATTGAATTATTATCTCAAGCCAGAAGGCAGTTATTCTTAACTACTGCCGAAGGCGGATTTTTAACTAGTTTGGCTAACAGGTATAATTTTTCTGTTCCTCCAAATTCAGGCTTAGATCAAAACTCTTTTCGCCAATTAGCATTACCAGCTATATTCGCTCCTAAACAATCAATTCCTACATTCAATAAAATTATTGAAGTATTTTACGGCACGGCTGTTCTTCATCCGGTTGTATCAAGCACAGTATCCGAACCGTACGGCCTTCAAAATGGTGACACTTTAATAATTGAAACCGAGTCTGGCGTTTTTAGTGTTTTGTTTTTAGCAGAGCGCTTTCCCGATATAACAAATCTTTCTGCATCACAAATTGCCAGTACAATCAACGCTCAGGTTCCAGAATTATACGCAGATATAGTTACTGATAAAAACACTCGACGCAGTAGTGTTCGTGTCGTTAGTAGGGAATTTGGCATCGCCGCAAAAATCAGAGTTATTGGTGGCGCAGTACAAAATAAACTTAAATTTCAGGGCTATAAAGACGCGTGTAATTTAGCTGGAACTGAATGGAATATCTCCCATTTTTCCGATGCAACATATTCAAAAACAATTAGGTTTACTTGGGTTGGGGGTTCAAATCCTAACTTAGCGTCTATTAATACTGGCGACTTTATATCTATATATAATCTACAAGACACATCTACAATTCTATTTTCAAAACTAAACGGAACATTTGAAGTTATAGATTGTGGTTATGATTATTTTGAAATAAATTCTTTCGAATTTCCCTATACAAATGTTTTGTGGACACAAGAATCCAGTAATAATTTTGCAGTTACTAGCCAAGAGTTTAAAACAATTTTCACTAATGATCAGTATGCATATATTACCGAAGCAAGTGCAGGCACCGTAGATATTAGTATTCCGGTAATTCCGCCAATTATTAGAAAAAACCAAGAAGGTGTTTCTAGGTTTAGAAGTCAATCAGTTCAATTGCTCGATATTGAATCTAACAAACTTATTATTCCGTATCCAAACTCATTTCCAGAATCTGGAGTAGTTGCGTTTGAATCGGCAAAATTTTTAAATGGATTCATAGAAAAATATTTTTATTATACAAATAAAGAACAACCATCAGGTGGCACACAGGCATTATCTATAGATGGTTCTATACAGAATAGTACTCCATTTTTATCCCCCGTTGAGTGCCAAATTGCTTTTGAGGCTATAGAAATGACTAATCCCGTTGGAGGATTAGTAGATAATTCTGAATTATTTGTCCATACGCCGGGATTGCGGCATAATTTAGAAAATATTGAAGAAGTTGTCTTTCAAGACACAAATCTTGACCAACCTATTTTTAAACATAAAACAGTAAAAAATATCAGGATTCCGCCAAATACAGATGAAGTTTCGTTTGAAAACGGAATGGATACTCAACTTCTTTATATCCAATTTGCGGATGAATCTACTAATGAAAAATATTATTTTAATTATGAACCAGATCCTGAAGATGCAGATAATAGCACTATTTTAAAATGCATTCCAATGCCAGATGAACGATTCGTAAGAGCTATCATGTGCTCAATGAATCCAGCGGTTACGCCTGGTGAAGTCACACTATCAATTGGCCCTAATTCATATCCTAATGTAGATACACAAACCACTTATACGCATAATTTCAATACACAATTCACATCCTTTATGATGTCAGATGCGGATATTAACTCAAATTTGCACGGGATTAGAATAGTAGATGACCCAAATAATGTAAAATTTATTTCTGCCCCACACCAATCTTTAACAAATGTTAATACATACGTTTTAGATTATCAACATGTGTTTCAAAATTTCACACGAGCCGTGGCTATAAACATTCTTTTGCCAGCCTCCCCTCTGAGCGAAAATAGCATCACGGTTATACATAATTTGTTTTCTACTAATCTGATTACCGAAATACGAATCAGGCAAGATCCGGCTAATAATATGGGTCTTTTGCCAAATTCTATATTTGAAGGCCCCCGCATATTTTTTACAGATATTAATGGAATCCAAAGCGATACTCAATTCCAATTAAAATACATGAACACTACTGAAGATTTGCGTGTAGATGTTTTTTTGATGGCAAGTTATTTTAATCCCGTTGAATCTGTTAACGGAAAACTACTAAGAGCAGATATTGATAAAGCCCATAAAATTAAACGAGTTGACAGTCAACAAAAATTTATTTTTGAAATTTTAGGAACTGGCCCTGCGCCCTATGGCTCTGGAACTATTACAACTATTGGCAAAAACGTAGCTGGTGTTGGCACTCAGTTTTTAACACAAGTCCAACCGGGTGATTTGTTGGTATTAGCAACGGGACAAAATCGCGAAGTAGCATCTATTGTTTCTAATACAAAACTTCGTCTTAAAAGCGGTTTTTATCCGAGTATTTCGACTCCAGCAGTTTATAAAGTCGCCTCGCCTTCAGCAAATGATGCGCCTCTTGGCGCTCCTATTAAATACGATGGCGCGTGGATTTATGGATTTAACGTAATATTTAGACCAGATCCAATACGGAAAACTGATATTGCGTTTGAGTTCCCGGATCGTATTTCTCGTGGATATGCAAATTTTCAAGAAGGCTCAACTGTTAAACTATTAGACTTTGGTTTTATTCCAGAATCTAGATATGGTATTGCAACCTATTTAAAAACAATTTATCTGCAGGTTCACAGCCAAGAAGGTAAATATGTTTATTTTAAATCCAATATTGGTATTCCATTAGATTACAACCCCTTTATTCCAAATACATGGGTGATTATTCGTGACGGTAAATGTAAACGATCTGGAGAATTTGGCGGTACAGAGTTTAAATACTACATGCAGAAACCACTTTCTGAATGGAACAAGGAAACATTCTTTAAAAATTCAAAATTGTATTTAGTTTCTGCAAACGTCCCTGAAAATGAGTACATTGTAGGTTCTTATTTATATGATCCAGTAGGTACGTATTCTCCGTATGTTATTTCAGATAAATTTTGTAGGCTTGAACAGCCTATTGTGGCGTTTGAATCTCCAGGAATTATTCTTATAGACGGAATAGGCAACCTCCCTTCTTCTGGGTTCGTTATGATCAATTACGGAAATTCACGGCAAGAAGGGCCTATTAAATATGATTTAGTTATTGACGGCTCTCCTACTCAATTAAAAATCGATCCAGCTTATATCTTTAAGCAATCGCATGAAAATAATTCAGTTGTCAGAGTTATTAGTCAAACATCAGCACCCACTATCGGAATTGCAGGAAAGGAATATCCCGTGTATATTACCGGTGCAACCCAAGTGCGCGTTACTCTTCAAAAGACTCTAGAGCAGCTTGTAAGTGTTGGGGTAAAATTAAATATACAGGTCCAATTACCAGATCTAAAATATGATGATTCAGGAATTGCGCCGTTTCAAGCATAGGTGATAAATAATGGCAATTTTAAGCAGAGTGAATTATCTTTCTCAACAAAGATTAGATTTGCAACATGTCATTGCCACAGATTCATTTAACGCCTTTGATTTACGCGCTTTTTCATATATTTTAAACGGTCTTGAAAAAAACTATGTGGTTCGTGGTTTAGAAATCACAGCACTAAACGGTTTTACCGTAACTGTAAAAGTTGCTAATTCTATTATTCTTTTTCCTCTAGATAATGAAGCATGTTTTTATTATGGATTGGCTGACGCATCAGACGAAATTATTAACGTTCCGCCTAGCACAGAAAAAGTATTTTTGGAAGCATTTCTAGAGAGAGTTACAGAAACTCCCGTTACTGCCGCATTTTTCGACCCTAGTAATACAAATGATCAAAACCCAGCAGGGCAAGAGTTTAATGCGTCCGTTGATTTTCAATCGATTGTAAAATTGCAACTTAGATATAACACCGAAGGATTTTCAGTAGATGCGATTCCTCTTGCAATTTTGAGGACTGGCAGTGCCGGCGTTATTGATATTTCGGATGCTCGCGACCTATTTTTCCGATTAGGATCTGGCGGAGCACTTCCAAGTCCATACAAAAAATATGCATGGTCTTCTACTCGTGTAGAAAACGCTCTCCCGGCTCAAGCAATTTATTTGAATCAATTTACGCCACAAAATCCATATTATACTCAAGACGCAAACGGTATTATTAATGATAAGGCTCTGACCAATCTTAAAGATTGGATGGATGCTACAATGACTATTATTGCAGAAATGAAAGGTTCTGCAAGTTGGTACACACCAATCGCTGGAAAAACCATTCCAAACCTTTTGTTTTTGAATCCTAACGCAACATCTTTTATGCCATCAATTGATGGTCGTACTTTATCGTGGACTGGAACTCAACTTAAAAGCGGTTCTTTAAGTGGCTCGTCAAGCCCTCTTGGTCTTGCCATGAACTACGGCCCTGTAAAATGGGAAATTGGCGGCTCTTTTGTAAACGCATTTACTAATAGAGTGTTTACAAGCACAGATTTTACTGCGTCAATTCCGGACAATGCTGCGTTTTTTGTAAAACTAGATCGTGAAAAAATTCCAGTAGATTCTAGCGGAAATAGCGTTAAATGGGGTGTCGAAACACTTCTCATTCCTACGCCACCGCTCCAAGAATATACTGTTTCCGGCCAAGAAGGTGATTTCACTGGTGTGGCAATTGGCGATTATATTCGCAAGCTTGGTGAAGATTATTATCAATATAATCGAGTAGTTGGCCTGGTAGAAGGCGGAATTGTTTATAGCACCACTGGTCGTGTGTCTACTGCAATTACAACTGCATTGATTGTTGAGTTTCCCATCGATACACCCACAACGGAACCATTCAGGTGGTTTAGGTCTAGATATCAATTATCCGACTTGTTCGTAACATCTGATGCCCAAGGGCTAAAAGTACAGAGTGTAGACGTCTCCCCATTGATTCTCCCTGTTGATGATATTAACTTATATTTCCTCGGTCGACGAAAAGGCGACTTGTTTCAATTGCGTAACTATGGTGTTATGCAACCGGGTGAAGAAGTCCCCCTTATGGAAGATGCGGATTCTTCGCCGATTCGTAGCATTCCAAACTTATTTCTTAAATTAAATTATGGTATTCAAATGGATGGGGCTGGAGCGCTATCCTCGTTGAATACTGATGTTTTAACTATTCAAAAACGCCGTACTTCCAACTTAGTAGAAGTTGGTTTAAATAACGCCGACGCTTGGCAGACATTTAATATTTCATCTGTTTCTTTATTGTTCTCTAATGATGGCGATGGATTATGGGTACGATTAGATGATACGACCACATCCACTCCAGTGACGCTTTCATCCGGCATAGTAGATTATTATAAGCCCGGAGCCGCTGATAATACTTACCAAGTTTTACCAGCATCGCAAAACCCGCGTCGAGATCTTCGCAATAAAAACGTTCTGCTAATTGCTAGAAGAACGACCGTTAATGGTGTTGTAAGCCTCCAGTTCTTTGATGGTTCAGTAGTCCAAATCGAAGGACTTGCATTACAACGTGATTTAACTAAAATTATTACAGGAGTGACGACAAGCACTTCTGCGACAACCGTTGTCAATCATGGATTTTTAAGGTTGACTTCTGATTTTATGTGGAACGCACGAATTACATCTACTGGGCAAAACGTGTGGATTGGTGGAACACAATCTAGTACTGGAGTGACTCTAGCACCAACGCCAGATGGCGCTCAGTCTTTGACAGTAATGTTTACAAGGCATCTAAGGTGATAAAATGAGAATTATTAGTAGAGTCGGCATAGGTAAAGATCCTGGATCAGTTTATCATTTAGATGTTTCTGGATCTTCTAATTTTGATTCTCAAGTATTTTTTCAAAATACTGCATTTTTTAATGCCGGTGTAGAGTTAGGCGATACAACAGCTGATTTAATTTCTGTAAATGGACGAATTGATACAAACGTTGAGCCTTCTACGACTCTTTCAAGAAATTTCGGCTCTTCTTCTTTATTTTGGAGCAATACCTACACACAGAATTTAGTTATAAAAAATGCAGGTTCTGTTGAATCTGATGGCGCAATTATAAATATTGGTACAGTTTCTGCGACCACGATTAATATTGGAAATAATAATTCTACTGTTAATATTTTTGGCATTTTTAATAAAATACAATCAACCGATCTTCAAGTATTTGATAAATTGTTTACGGTTAATAAAAACGGAACAGCTTCTTCTGCGTCTGGTGCAGGATTTGAAATTGAAGAAAATAATGTAATAGTTTCATACGTAAAAACATCTTCAAACAGAAATGAATGGCTGCTTAAAACTCCTAATAAATCTGGAATAATTTCTTTAGAACCTGGCAGTTCTGCATTTACTCATAAAATCCTTTCTCAAGCTTCTGCAGATCGTGTATGGACTCTTCCAGATAATACAGATATATTTGTTGGCACAAATAATTCTCAGACTATAAATAACAAAACGCTAAATAACACAATTGTTACCGGAACTTTTACTATTTCGGGCACCGCAGTTGGCGTAGGTTTTATTCCTGTAGGTGGAATTATTGCCCTAGCATCAAATCTTTCTGGTGCATATGTTTGTTCTGCTACAACAGTTGCAGACAGCTATGGATTTGTATTATGCGGATTCAACGGACAATCTGGTAATCAGATTATAAACGATGCAACCAGTCCATTAAATGGACAATCAATTCCAAGAATAAATAATGATGTATTTTTGATGGGTAATGTTACTGCGGGCAGTACTGGTGGTACAAATATTACAACGCTTTCAACAGCAAACATACCCTCTCATAATCACACAATTACTCATGGGCACTCACAGTCGGGTTCATCCGCATTTAATGCTCGCCATTCTCACGCTACTGACGATTCTTTACCACAAAGAAAAGCTAATTCATTTCATAGGCATAGATGGAGACAGCAATTTCAGGAGGCAAGAGGCGGAGGTGGATTTTGGGGTGCCGGATTTGCTTCTAATTCCGGTTTAGGTTCTGATCTTAATACAATGTCGGCGGTAGAAGGAGAAGGCGGACTTTATGACCATGGGTATGTAAATACGGATCACGATCACGATCTTACTACATATTGGCAACAATATTCTGATGGTGGTGATCTAAACCATGCACATACCACTTATACAACAGATATGAGTGGCAACAGCGGAAATACAGGTTCGACGTCTTCATATGATTCTCGCCCTAAATACATTTCTACTGTATATGTAATGAGGATTAAATAATGAATCATCCATATATTTTTAAATATCGCCGGCATTTATTTTTAAATATTTTTTCTTTTTGCAAAAAATATAAGGTGATTGGCCACGCTATTGATAAAGATTCTGGTAAAATGGTTTTATACTTTGAAGACGGCTCTTTAAAAGAAATTGTAAAATGGGATGAATGCGAAATTTTCCTAGGTATTGATTGGGTTTTAGCAATGCAAAAAAATATGGAAAATAAAGTTGGACAAAAAATTCCATTAAACGTTTAATTATGGATAATTACAATGCATATTGTATCTAGAGTTGGCATAGGTAAAATTCCACCGTCATCACCGCTCTATTTAGATGTTGGTGGCGCCGTTAATTTTGATTCAACGCTTTACGTTATTGGTCAAACAACTGTCAATTCTTTAATATCTTCTCAATTACCTGCTAATACATCAATTTATGAAAGCAGGATTTCGGGCGATACCAATGCTCTTTTTGCAATTAAACGCGATGGATTAATTGAATGGGGATTGGGAGGTGGTAATGTACCAGACGTTAATTTATATAGATCTGATATTAGCACATTAAAAACAAATGGATCTTTAGTAATTGATAATTCTTTAGTTGTTGGTAACCAAACATCAGACACAGCCACATTCACTGCTAGAATTGCCAGTAATTTTGATCCATCTATTACAAATTTATATAGCTTAGGTCAGGATAGTTTAAGGTGGCAAAATTTATGGCTCAGTGTTAAGCTAACTTCAGTTGACGGACTTTTTTCTGGTGATTTACAAGTAAATGGAAACATCATTCTTGGCGATGCAACTAGCGATTCATTAACTTTAAATGCAAGAGTTGCTTCTTCTGTTATTCCATCGACAGATAATTTTTATGATTTTGGATCATCTGGATTAAGATGGAAATCTTTATGGTTGGGCACTAATCTTCAAGTAGATGGCAACACAGTGCTTGGTGATACAAGTGCCGATATTTTAGCAGTAAATGCAAGAGTTTCAACACCAGTTATTCCATCAACAAATAATTCATTTGATTTAGGCTCTTCATTATTTAAATGGGCCTCTTTATGGTTGGGCACTAATCTTCAAGTAGATGGCAACACAGTGCTTGGTGATACAAGTGCCGATATTTTAGCAGTAAATGCTAGAATATCAACTTCGGTTGTTCCTTCGTCAGACAATTTAAATAATTTAGGAAGTTTATCCCAAAGATGGGCTTCTTTATGGCTTGGCACTAATCTTCAAGTAGATGGTAATACAATTCTTGGCGATTCTCCATCCGATACTGTGACCATTAATGCAGGTTTTGCTTCGCCTATTAACCCATCTGTAGATAATTTTTACGACTTAGGAACATTGAGTTATAGATGGAAGCAATTGCACACTGGACCGTCTGGCGTTGTTGTTAGAAACGATACTACAGATACAAATAAAGTTTCTTTATTTTTTAATTCTGGAGTTGCAGTCCTTAATACTTCTTCCGCCATTCCGTTGCAGGTAACAACTGGTTCAAACAATGGTATAAAAATAGATACATCCGGAAGAATTGGAATTAACACATCTGCTTCTTTATCTGAAAATTTTAACGTAAACGGAACTTCTGTTTTTTCTGACGTTGCATATTTCAGCAAATCTTCTGGTACTGGATTGCAAGTTGAATCCGTTGCATCAATAAAGGGTTCGGTTGAATCCGGCAATACTGCAAATGAACTTAATATTGGAATTGATTCCGCAACACAATTTGTTAATATTGGTACAGGTTCTTTAACAAAAACAATTAATATTGGTACGGGCACCGGAAAAACCACCATTAATATTGGCGGATCTTCTGATATTATCAATATTAATGGTACAGTAACAACAACCCAAACTATACAATCTTTTGTTACAGACAAAACTCTTTCATTAAATGTCGGCGGACTTAATGGTACCGCACAAAATAGCGGTATTCTTGTTGAAGAAGCTAGCAGTTCTTTTCTTACAATTTCTAATCCAACCTGGCAAAATGGTAATACTGTTAGATATTCAGCGGTTAATACCGGAAATATCGAAATCGGTTCTGTCATTTTAATATCTGGATTTTCTTTTAGTCAAAACAATGGCCAATTCACAGTAACTGGTATTTTAACTAATTCGTATTTTGAGATACAAAATACAGCTGTAAATAGCGCGGCATTTAATGAAACGAATTTTGGTACAACAACTAACCCAACTATTTCCGGTAAAATTTTAATTTCATCCGATAGATTAGGATGGGAGATTTATTCTCCTTCTAATTCCTTAAATTATTTTAAAATTAGTAACACCGGCGCAAATGTTGAGTTAAAAGCAACATCATCTGGTATATCAGTAGTAGCTACAGGTCTTTTACCAGAGACTTCAAATACAGCATTGGGTTCATCATCAAAATTATGGAATGCTTTTTTAAATAATCTAACAACTTACGGCGATGCAGTTATTGGAGATGCATCATCTGATATTCTTACAATTAATGCAACAAGCTCGTTTGTCGGAAATGTAAATTCAAACATCATTCCTAATTCCGGTAAAAATTTAGGTTCATTAGCAAATCCTTGGGCCTATTTGTATGCTCAAAATGCCATTTTTTCATCTTCTTTGGAGGCAAATGGAACTATTAATTTAGGTGTTGATTCAACAACTACAATTAACGCAAATGGTAAATTTAGCACAAGTCTAGTTCCATCATCAAATAATTATAATCTCGGTTCAGAAACGTATCCCTGGAACACCGCATATATCACCTCTATCTCGTTTCCTACATTTCAAGCCGGATCAGTATTATTTATTGATAGTACATTTAAAGCGGCACAAAATAATAGCAATTTTTTCTGGGAAAATAACTATAAACGACTTAATTTAGGCCAAAACGATGGGCCGTATGTTTTAGATATTAAAAAATATCAATCTGATTCATTTAGAATAAGAAATAGTCAAAATAATTCTGCAATTGCGTTAAGAACTAAAGAGACATTATTTAATGTAACCACTTCTATACAAAACGGTCCAGAACCGGCAGAAGTAACTTCTGTTTCATTCAATTCAACTAATAGGCGTATTGGTCAAACTTTTATTTTGTCTTCTACAACCAATTTTCAGAAAATTAGTTTACAGCTATCAACCGTTGCGCCAACACTCGTTCCTAATTTATCTGGAACTATGACAGTGGCCCTGTATCAAGTCATTGGCGGTGTTGTTCAATCAACACCAATTGCAACATCAGCGCCATTGAATTTGTTAGGATTTCCTATCGGATTCCAAACTTCTTTCACTGATTTTAATTTTTATGAATTGCAAACACTCGCCGCAGGAACCTACCTTCTTGCTGCAGAAGTTGTTCCAATTGCTGGATTATTACCCCCTTCATCTCCATCATATCTAGATAATTGCGTAAAAATTGTTTCAAAAGCCGATACATCATACGGTGGTGGTAGAGCGTATTTTTACGACGCATTATCTGGTTGGCAGCTAATAAGCCCGGCGGCGGATCTATGTTTTAAAATCTATGATTACGTTGATCTTAATACCCCTGTTGTTAATAAATTTGAATTTACTGATATTTTACAATTTGGCGCAAACACATATTCAAATGTTGGCAATGGCACATCAACCGCCGTTCTTGAATTGTCTTCAACTGCGGTTAAATTGCTTGGCGCGGTTTCTGTAAATTCAACAAGCATCTCTTCTGCAACATACACAGTACAACCAACTGATGTAATTCTTAATGTGAATACTACAGTGTCTGGATGTACAATTACGCTACCCTTAGCCGCCACAAAACGTATTTTGGTTATAAAAGACATTGGAAATAACGCATCAACAACCGGAAGATCTATTCAGCTTGCCCCTGCTTCTAATGAATACGTAGAATTTAACACCATAAACGTTCCATTTGTTATTGAAAGAGACGGAGAATCCGTTACATTACAAAGCGACGGTACAAGCCGTTGGTATATTATTTAATCGGAGATAGATAAAATGGCATATTCAGGAACAGAACGCGGAAAGAAAAAAGCATTATCTTCGATTCGTCTTGTTCATCAAGGCGGCGGCTCTGCGCAATTATATAAAGATCTAGGCACACCAACATCTGTAACGGTAAGCACATCGGCGTGGCTTGAGCTTTTCAGTTCTTCTGCAGCTAAAGTCACGATGATTGAAGTATTCAGCTCTAGTGGTGAAGTAGAAGTATTAGCAACCGGAGCATCAGGATCTGAAACGGTTCTTTTTAGAATTATTCCCGGTGGCGGTGGCTACGGATTGATTCAAATTGATGCATCAACACGCATTTGTTATAGGCCAGAATCTGTTGTTCCGGGCGCTAACAGCGAGTTAATCATCAACTTTTTCAATTAAAAAATATTTAAAAACTGTCGTGTTACAATTTAATTGCGGTCACTGGCATAAGCCACACATAGATTCTGGCCAGCAATTAGTGCTCAGGCGTAATTTCTAGCCAGAAATTAACAAAGGTATTACGTATGAGCGGCGCTGTTATATTTAATGGCGATTATTTAAAAGCCTTAAAGCCTAAGTTAAAACTAAGCGAAGCTGCTTATATTGAGACTGGATCTGCAGATCCAACGACTCTATCGTTAACTTCCCCAACCGGATCTCTTTATTTAAGATCAAACGGTACACTTTATGTTAAATATGCCGCAAGTCCCTCCTCGTGGGCTCCAGCATTAATCACCGGTACAGGCGGTTCATTAACAAGCACTGCTTTGCAAGATAGCACTGTTTATTTTGTCGATGAAATAGATCCGACTAAAAAACTATATTTCCAGCTTTCTGGTATTACTAATAATACTTCAATAACCTTAACAATTCCAAACACAAGCGGCACTATTCCGCTAGGCGCTAGCACAACGGGATACGTAACATATTGGAGCGCCACTAATACACTAACTGGCGAGGCTCAATTATCTTCTACAAGAGGCGGTACGGGGGTTAATAATGCGGGTACTCTTACGTATGGCTCTAATAATATTACGTTTACCACATTAGGTACGACAAGCCTCACACTCCCAACCGTCGGAACATTGGCGACATTATCTGGTGCAGAAAATTTAAGCAATAAAACCATTAACTCTTCATCGATTGGTTCGACGACAGCCAGCTCAGGCGCCTTCACTTATTTAACGGTAAAGGGGACTGGTTCTGCCGGAACTACCTACATTGATTTATTAAATGAGTCATCCGCACCAACATCTCCAACCGTTGGATATACAAGACTTTATTCAACTCCTAATGTTTTAAATTTAAAAAATGCATCAAACTATATATTTGCGCTAGATTATTCTGGACTAACAACATCTAAAACATTAACAGTGCCAGATAGATCGTCTACAATTGCAACATTAGACGGAAATCAAACGTTCACAGGCATACTCTCTCTAAGTACGGCAAACGTAGTAAGCTTGGCAATTACTGGTGGTTTGCAAGTTGGCAACGTAACTTCATCGGCTGCAACTGCCGGCAGCGGCGCAATTAAATATTCAAGCGGTTTTTTATATTTTTCTGATGGCACAAATTGGAATACCATTGCTCAATATGCAAATTCAATATATCAAAGCGCCTCTTTTACAGCCGCTAACAATGTGAATTATTTTGTTGATACAACTTTTGGTGCAGTAACAGCAACTTTGCCATCTGGATTTATAAACGCAAGAATTAGATTTGCAGATGTAAAAGAAAAATGGGGTCTTAATAATTTAATCATTAATCCCGCCTCTGGACAAAAAATTGATAATTTGGCAATAAATGAATCGTTAATCATGGACATTAATGGTTCGTGGATTGAACTTTCTTGGGATTCTACATCTTCTTCATGGGTTGTAACAGGGTCGCTCTCATACGGAACTACACCATTTGGTTTTGTAACTCATACAGGAAATACTCTTAGCACTGATTTAGTTATTGGTACAAATGACAATTTCTCCCTATTGTTTGAAACTAATAATTCCACTAGATTAAAAATTGATACAACCGGAAATGTTGGAATTGGTACGACTTCTCCACAAGCGTTGTTAGATATTAACGGTGGATTTAAAGCAGCCTACAACGCCTACTCGTCAAATACAAATTTGACAAAAGCTAATCATTTTGTTATTGCAACCGCAGCAATCACTTTAAATCTGCCAACATTAACAGCGAGCGATGTAGGGTTTACTGTTTATATTAAACGCGTCTCTGCTGCCGGAATTGTCACAATTGATCCTGGTGCCGGCATAACAATTGATGGCGCAAACTCATGGCCATTAACATCAAATTATGAATCAGTTAAATTAGTTTGGCGCGGTTCTTCTGATTGGAGTATTTTCTGATATGGCGTACTTACCATTTCCGTCAGGAACGTTATTAACGTTTGCCGGATCAACAGCACCAGACGGCTGGTTATTATGTGACGGTTCTGCAGTAAGCAGAACGACTTATGCTCGCCTGTTTGCTGCAATTTCTACTACATACGGTAACGGTGATGGCGCTTTAACATTTAACATACCAGATTTACGTGGTGTTTATCCTCGTGGTGCTGGAACAAATGGCACGGCAAACTATGGTGGAGTTACTGGCCACACGCCAGCAGCGGGTGCTTTAGCTACTAAAGGCGGGCAAAAGACTGCAAAGAATGGTTTGGCAAATAGTGGTTCAAATACAGTTTCTGGTACAGCCGCAGGGCAAACACTTGCCTCAAACATAGCATTATCTGTTTCTGGAAATCGATCTCAATTTGATCGCACTTCTACCGGTATGTCAGCAAATGCGAGCCATGGCCATTCTATTGGAAACGTAAGACGTTCAGGACTTAATTATGCTGCTGGCGCATATGGTCCGTGTTGGGAAGATGCCGGCTCGGGCGCTCTGACATCTGCAGCAAGTGTTAATACTGATCACAGCCATAGCATAAGTTATGACAGTACATTTAACGCCACTGGTTCTGTATCTTCAGTTTCACTTAATTCAAGTGCATTAACCGCAACCGCTGCAGCGCCTACAATTTCAGGGGATACCGAAACAACACCCGCATTTTTAGCGGTAAATTATATTATCAAACTATGAAAACACTAGTATCTTTAATTAACAATTTAATAAGAAAGATCTTTATGATTGTTACTAGAGATACATCTGTTAATTTTCCATTTTTTATTATTAAAGATTTTTTGCCAAATCCAGAAGTTTATCGTCAAATGGTTTTGCAGGCAGAATATGATAAATCATCAGGATATTGGGTGGGTGATAATGTTATTGTTCCCAAATTTTTTAAAGATAAAACTTTAGAATATATTTTAGATACGGGTTCAAATATTTTAAATGATTATGTATGGACACATAAACCAGTTATGTCATTTAGAAGACTGGAAGAACCTCGCTCTTCTGAATTAATAGCGCACGTTGATCGTTTGCCAGAATATGACTTTGATAAACAAGGAAGAAATATATACGCCCGTTACACTTATTGGGCATTTATTTTTGATTTTACACCGCAAGAAAAATCTGCAAGATTTTGTTTTTGCGAACATGAAAGCGGAGAGCGATATATCAGAGCAGATACCCCCGCAAATTTAGAAAAACAAAAAGATCCAAAACAGTGGAAAATCTATAAAGATTTTTATTATTCATATAACACTGCAATTATGTTTCCATCTAATTATTGGCATACCGCTGTTGATTTTGCATGCACAAAAGAAACGCCTAGAACTATGGGTGTGACTTGGTTTTATTCTGGATTTAATGCAAAATATAATAAATGTGGTATACCATCTATCGATGAGTAAAGGGTTTAGTAATGGCTTTATGGTCTAATAAAACAGTACAAGTCCCAGGATTAGCGTCTGTTTACGCATCTTCTGGACCTATTTCTGCACAAAGCCGTTATCACTATATTCTTGATACAACATTAAACACAATCACTGTAAACCTTCCAATCGGTATTGACGGAACAACAATCCGTATTTCAGATGCTAAGGGCACGTTTTTAACGAACAATGTAACTGTTAATCCGGCATCTGGACAAAAAATTAATAATTTAGCAACAAACGAACCGCTCATTCTAGATGCAAATGAAATATGGATTGAATTTACATGGAATGCATCAGCGGGATCTTGGATTGTTAATGCACCTGGAATACTAGCACTTATAACTAATAGTTATACTGATTATCCGTATATAACTTCTCCATCATCTCCGGCGTCAAGTACACTGAGGCTTTATGCAAAATCAGATGGAAAACTTTATACAAAAGATTCTGCAGGTTCCGAAAAGAAAGTTGGTGGTGGATTAGACCATCCAACAACCGGATCAACTTTTGAGGTTGATAGCTATAATCTATCAATGACAGGCCAGTATAATACGGGTATTGGTATTGCTGCCGGTGCAGCAATTACTAGTGGTGTAAATAATACTTTCATCGGTTATAATGCATCGTATCAACATACGATCGGAAGCAATAACGTAGCAATTGGTGCAAATGCATCAGCCTCAAGCATTTTTTTACAAGATAATACAGCAATTGGTTCTAATGCATTACAACTCAACTCTGCTGGCAGCCGAAATGTTGCTGTTGGCTCTGCCGCGGGGCAATATAATTCAGGAAATAATAATACATTTATTAACGCCACCGGTACTGCTTTTGGTGCTACATTAACAGGCGTTGTTGCAATTGGCATGGACAGTACTGTTGTGTCAGCTACTGCAACCGCAGATAATCAATTTGTTCTTGGAACATCCAATCATCTTTATAGGTTTCCAGGTGTTGTACAAACATCTTTAGTTCTTGGCCCAACAGGAACCGCCACAGGCAATACTGGAGTTGTTAGGTTTAGAGAGCTTGCTGCAAACGGTACTAACTCAGTTGGATTAAGAGCTGCAGACAATATTACGGCTGATGTTACATGGACTTTGCCTGCTGCAGATGGAACGAATGGCCAAGCACTGATTACCAATGGTTCTGGCACATTAAGTTGGGCCGCTGCTGGAAACACTATTGTTTTAGTAACTCAAAACTCACACGGATTTGTTGCCGCAGATATTGGCAGACCTTTATATCTAAATGGATCAACATATACATATGCCAGAGCAGACGTGGAAGCCACAGCCGAAGTAGCTGGGCTTATATACAATATTATTGATACAAATACCTTTCAAATTTGTTTAGGCGGCGAAACTACTTCAATTGGTGCAAATACACTTGAAGGCGGTGGATCTTTAGTTGCAGGAACAGTCTATTTTCTTTCTACAACAACTGCCGGAAAAATAACTGCAACCGCACCATCTATTGTTGGACAAATTTCTAAACCAATTGGTATTGCCAGAACAACTACTGTATTAGATTTCTATAATATGCGCGGTAGCTCGGTTGGTGGATCTAATGTTTATACGCAGATTTCGTTAACAAACGCTGCAACAACTACAATTCAAAACGCGTCCGCGTATAACGCTGTTGAATTAACTGGATTCATTTATATAAATGCAACAACGCCATATCGCTTTACTTTTAAAGCGCAGGTAACTAAGAAAGGCGATGCCACAGATTATCTGATTAGCTATCAAACATCTGGTGATACGCCACCAACTGGATTTAATATTTCAGTAACAACTGGCGGATTGGTTCAAGTAACATTACCATCTGTGACTGGATTTAGTAGTGCAATTGCACAATTTGCATTAAATGGACCAGCTGTTGGCGCATCACTACCCTTACAAATTCAATCTAGTTTATTAACACTAAATGCTGGAATTCAATTCCCAGCAACAATGATTGCTAGTTCTGATCCAAACAATTTAGACGATTATAAAGAAGGTAGCTTTTCTCCAACTTTTTATGGTTCATCAACAGCCGGAACTTGGACCCCAAACGCAACGCAAACCGGTGGATATTATATTAAAATTGGAAAACTTGTCTATTTATTTATTAATCTTAACGGCACAATGTCAGGAGCAGCCGGAGAATTGCGAATTGGTAATCTCCCATATCCAAGGGCAACGGGAAATGCCGGCAATGCATGGAATGCAACATATTCAGCATTTACAATGGCCTATGGTAATAATTTAACATGGACTGCGGGGCATTACTGTTCCGGCTGGCTAATTAATCCATCAAATTATTTATACGGTCATACAATGCCAACGGGCGGTGGGACGGCAGGAACAGTGCCGGTTACGAACGCCGCTCTGAATGTTCATATTTCCGGCGCTTATTATACGGACTGATAAGAGGATAAATCATGGCAAATGTACCTTTAATAGTAAACCAAGGCACGATTGAAAATCTTGCTGCAGATGGCACGGTAAGACGTGTGGCGTCTCCAGATACACGTAACGTAAATACAAATCCACAAGATTATATTCCAGGCGTTACTTTTGATTTTAAAACAGGAACAGTTGTTGGTATCACAGGGGCGCCCGGAACTGGTTACGTAGGGTTGATGACTTTTAGATCATACGGTACAACTACTGATTTTTCTGGCGGACCGGTGTGGCAATTAGCATTTTTGGCCGATGGTCAGTTTCAAAAACGAGTAAGTACATCAGGAACAACTTGGGGCAGTTGGTCTGCAGTATAGGAATTAATTTATGCCATCATCAATAATTAGCCAACAATTGACGGGACTTGCAACGGATACACAATCAGGATTGGTTGGAACTGGAGCACAAACTTTTGGGGGCGATAAAACATTTAATGGACAGATATTAACCCCAAATCGTCCAACAGCAACATGGAAAACTACCTGTTCATTATCTAGGACCGTAACAATTTTTCGCAATATCGGAAACAACGCATCTACTTATACTTCACCAGCTGCCGGTGTTACTGGAAATGTCGTAAGATTTACAGCTCCATATTCAGGAATGTATTTAGTAAATATTTCAGCAATTTCTGTATCGTCTGCTCAAACTTTATTAATAAGTATGTATGGATCATTTTCAACAAATAATCCAATTGTCCCCGGAAGTGAAATTTTAGATTTAAGACGACCCGATTTCAGTGAAGAAGCATATACTATTTCGCAAATTTTGTATTTAGCGCAAAATGATTATTTAGAACCAGACGTATATAGACCAGTATCTTCTTACCCAGATAGTTCTGCAAACTTACTAGTATCAATAACTTTTTTAGGATAAAATAATATGCCAAATATTACAATTGAGATCACAGAAACTGAACAAAAGGCGTTACAAACGGTTTGCGCATCTCCACAGGAATGGGCAGATAATGCAATTAAAAATAGGGCGCGTATTGCAATTGACGAAATTGTTCAAATCTGTGTTTCTAAATGTCTAGAACAATCAATGCAAATTCCACAATCAAAAGAAGCTATGGTCGATCTTGCGATCCAAAATGGATGGGTGCACATAGCCACATAACGTGTGCTACAATTTAATAGCAATTACTGGCGAAAGCCACTTTAAAAATAACTAAGGGCAATCATTATGAGCGGCGCTGTTATATTTAATGGCGATTATGTCAAGGCGTTAAAATCTAAGTTAAAACTTGGCGAAGCCGCGTATATTGAAACTGGATCTGCAGATCCTACAACGTTGTCACTAAGCTCTCCGCTTGGCTCCTTATATTTAAGATCAAACGGCACGCTTTACGTTAAATACGGCGCGGGCGCATCTGCATGGGCGCCAACATTAACAACCGGTACAGGCGGAACATTAACATCTACAGCTCTACAAGACAGCACTGTTTATTTTGCAGATGAAACTGATCCGACTAAAAAATTATATTTTCAACTATCTGGTATTAGCGGAAATACTTCCAGAACATTAACTATTCCAAATGCAGACGGCTCTGTTACGTTAGGGACAGGAACGTCTAATTATGTTGCATATTGGAGTAATACTAATACGTTAACAAGTGAAGCCCAACTATCGCCGACAAGAGGTGGTACAGGCGCTAGCAATACGGGTTTATTCAGTTATGGCTCTAATAACATAACATTAACGACAACCGCTTCAACAAGTCTAACTCTGCCCACCTCTGGCACATTAGCTACTCTAGCCGGTGCAGAAAACTTAACAAATAAAACTATCAACTCATCTTCGATTGGTGCAACCACTGCAAGCTCTGGTGCATTCACTTTTCTTACATTAAAAGGCACAGGCGTTGCGGGCACCGCATATTTTGATTTTTTAAATGAATCGGTAACACCCTCGTCTCCGCTTTCCGGCTACACACGAATTTATTTTAAATCCGATGGCTCGCTTTACTATCTAAGCTCTGCCGCAGTTGAAAAGAAAATTGGTGATATTGCACACCCTACTACTGGATCAACATTTGAGACCGGTGCGTTTAATGCATCAATGACTGGCACAAACAATACAGCTATCGGTGTTGCATCGTTAGATTCAGTAACTTTGGGTGTACAAAACACAGCATTTGGTACTAATGCATTAACTGCATTAACAACCGGATCAAACAATACAGCAGTTGGTTATAACTCACTTATCACTCTTACTGATGGAGCCGACAATACCGCAATCGGCTGGCGCTCGATGCGGCTTGTTACTAGTGGCTACAGCAATACAGCGGTTGGTAACCAATCTTCCGAATTAATGACAACCGGAACAGATAATACTGCGGTTGGTTATTTTTCTTTAAGAAACGTTACAGATGGATTTGGCAACGTTGCAATTGGTTCTGGTGCCGGTCTTTTATTAGGCGGTTATAGTAATAACAACGTCTGCATCAATACAGGTGGAGCATTAACTCCAGGTTCTGTTTTAAGCGGTACAGTTACCATCGGAAAAACAGCAGCCGGTGGTGGTTCTTACGCTACAGCTAATAATCAATTTGTACTAGGCGATTCTGGCCATCTTTATAGATTTCCCGGTATTGCGGAAACCTCTTTGATTCTTGGTCCTACCGGAACATTAACAGGAAATGGTGGCGAGCTTAGATTTAGAGAGCTGGCAGCAAATGGTACAAACTCAGTTGCGTTTAAAGCTGCAGATTCTATCGCCGCAAATGTTACATGGACATTGCCGTCAGCAGATGGAACAAATGGCCAAGCATTAATTACAAATGGTTCAGGTACACTGCGATGGGCAGAGGCCACCAACACAATTGTAGAAGTTACTCAAAATTCACATGGATTCACCACTGCAGATATTGGTAGACCGTTATATTTAAACGGATCTACATATACATATGCAATTGCCAATGCCACAAATACAGCCGAAGTGGCTGGATTAATATACAAAATCGTAGACACAAATACATTCTTAATTTGTTTAAGCGGCGAAGTTGCCTCAGTTGGAGCGAATTTAATTGAAGGCGCCGGAAGTGCTGTTTCTGGCTATGCATTTACAAATCCATGGACGGTTGGACAAGCATCTACTTATTCAGGTTCTACCTTTGTAACATCAGTAGGTGGCAATGCAAGTTCAATTAATTTAAGGTGCCAAGCAATTGCAGGAGCTATAACCGGAACTGCTGTTGTTCAAATTTACGAGCTAACAAATCAAACCGGAACGGGTGTTCCAACAGGTTCGCCTATTGCAGTTACACAATCGCTTAATGTTTCAACGTTAGTTCAGAGTGTAGTCAGTATTGTTTCTTTAAATTTTACAACAACCGCCAGCCTTGTTGCAGGTAGATATTATGGAATTATTGTCTATAATGTTGTATCAGGCGCAGGACAATTTAGATTGTTTTGGGACAATCAAACCGCAGGGATTCCAGCTAATTCCCGGGGATTATCTAGTAGTAACGGAACCTCATGGACTCCATTTTTGTCGGGGTCTACTTTAACAGCAGAAGTTTTTGTTTCTGCACCGCCCGCTTTAACTGCTGGAGAAACATATTTCCTTTCACCAACAACTGCCGGTAAAATTACTACATCAGATCCTACAGTGGTTGGCCAAGTATCTAAACCTCTTGGTGTTGCACGCTCTACAACTGCGTTTGAATTTTTCAACATGCGCGGTTCAGTTGTTGGTGGCGCTAATGCCAGAACGCAGATTTCTTTATCTAATAATGCAATAACAACAATCCAAGTGGCCTCTGCTTACGATGCCGGCGAATTAACTGGCTGGGTAACTATTGACGCAACTACCGATTATCGTTTTTATGTTCAAGCCCAGTTTGCTAAAAACGGCGCCGGGACTGACTATAACATTTCATACCAAACTATGGGTGATGTTCCGCCGCTTGGATTTAGCGTTACTATCACTGCTGCCGGTTTAATACAAATTACTCTGCCAAATATTGCAGGATTTGTTAATGCCAGCGTTAACTTTGCATTAAACGCTCCAGCTGTTGGCGCAACCTTTCCGTTAACAATTGGCGGAAATAATATAGTTGCAAATTATAAAGCAGTAACAGGAACGTACACAATTAATGCTTCGGACTATTATGTTTCAGCATCAGGTGCAGTGGGATACACTATCAATTTGCCGGCAGCATCTACAGTGTCCGGTAAAATATTTGTTGTAAAAAGTAGGCTAAATGCTGGCCAAGTTTTGACAATTGACGCAAATGGTTCGGAAACTATCGATGGAACTTTAACCGTTGGCTTATTCCAAAACGAATCTTGCCATTTAGTTAGCAATGGCACATCTTGGGAGATGTTCTAATGGCATTTTTAGGCATTGCGCCAACCGGAACAGTATTACCGTTTGCAGGCTCGGCAGCACCAGAAGGTTGGGCATTATGCGATGGCAGTGCTATAAGCCGCACAACCTATTCAAAACTATTTGGTGTTATTTCCACAACATATGGAGTTGGTGATAATTCAACAACATTTAATGTTCCCGACATGCGCGGTGTTTATCCACGTGGAGCTGGAACAAACGGAACAGCAAATTATGGTGGAGTGACAGGACATACGCCAGCCGGTGGAGCTTTAGCTGCAAAAGGCGGACAAAAAACTGCCAAGAATGGATTAACGGCAAGTGCTAACAGCAGCAACATCAGCGCCTTAACACTTAATAGTAGTTCTATAACATTAACAATGAACAGCAGTTCTGTTTCTGGTAGCGTATCTGTAGGAAATAGTACAGTTCCAACGGACGGAATCATGCGTCCAACAGGCAGCACTAATTCAGGCGCAAAAACAGTGATTGACGATAGATGGTCAGATGGAAATTTTTATAACTGGGGTGCCACAACTCTACCAAGTTCTTCTCACAATCACTCGGCAACCCCATCATTGACAGCCGCAGCGCAAACTTTGTCCACAGGCACAGCAGCTGCTCAAACTTTGTCTTCAGGAACAGCATCAGCACAAACTATTACTGTAGGTGCAGGTGATACGGAAACAACACCAGCATTTTTAGCTCTTAATTATATTATTAAGTTATAAGAGGAACAAATGGCAAACGCAGCATTATTAGCAACATTAGGAGACCAAACTTCGTCCCAAGCTGCGGGCGCAATCTCTGCATTAATGCCATCAGGCGTTATTTTGCCATTTGGTGGCTCATCTGCGCCACCAGGTTGGCTATTATGCGACGGTTCAGCAATTAGTAGAACAACATACGCAAATTTATTTGCTGCGATTGGCACATCGCACGGTTATGGCGATAACTCCACCACATTTAATTTACCAGATTTTCGTGGTCGATTTATGCGTGGTGTAGATGGAACAGCAGGACGAGATCCAGATAAAGCGACTAGAACCGCAGCTGCGACTGGAGGTAATACGGGCAATAATGTTGGGAGTATCCAAACAAACGCTACCGCTAAAAATGGATTGTCTGCAACAGCGGGAACAGTAACTACAACAGTAAACGGGCTTAAAAATCAATTAAATGGAACTTCTGGTGGCGTATCAGCCGGCCATTATCATGGAATTAGCGGAGAAGGTGATCATACTCATCAGCAATACGTAACAGCAAATCCTGGTTTAGGTCCGTATAATACCCGTCTTGATTATAATTCCGATGCTAATAACCTTGCCACATATCCGCAGGTTCAAACGGGTGGTGCTGGAGCTCACTCTCATGGTGGTGGAACGGGAGGTCAAAGTGTTGACCATTCCCACTCTTGGGATTTTGGGGGTTCTGCAACTTTTTCTGCATCAGGGACAACACCAGCACAAGCTGTTACAGTTGGTAATGGAGATAATGAAACAAGGCCATTAAATATAAACGTTAACTATATTATCAAGGTATAGAAAATGTCAAGTAGTGCAATTTCTGGACTTACAATTATCGATTTTCCAGCGGGAATGATTATGCCATACGCCGGATCATCAACGCCGGCAGGTTGGTTGGAATGTAATGGGGCAGAAGTTGATATTTCTGCATATCCGTCATTATCAGCGGCACTTGGAACTACTTGGAATAATGCTAAAAATCCTTTAACTGGTGCAACATATGCAAGCCCAGCAGCGGGAAAATTCCGTTTGCCAGATTTAAGGGGTTCGTTTTTACGAGGATCTTCCGGCGGAGCTAATAACGCACAAGGTGTTGCGACTGGATTGGCGGAATTTCAAACACACAAAACTGCTAAAAATGGATTAACAGCAACTTCTGGTACGAGCAATCTTAGTGCATTAACAATGAACAGCAGCAGTATTTCATTAACAATGAACAGCAGTAGTGTCTCCGGCTCAGCAACTTCAGGAGGTATAGATCATACCCACACTGCAGGTATTTACAGAGTTACTGCAGATTTTTCCAATGGTACCACCGGCTTAATTCGAAACGGCGGTGCTGCAACTCCATCTAGCTATGGTACTGCAGAAGCTTCAAGTGGTGCTTCTGCATATAACCATACTCACGGATTGTCCGCAACAGCAGCCGCTCAAACATTATCAACTGGTTCAGCCGCAGCTCAAACAGTTTCATCTAGCACAGTAGCGGCACCTGCTATTACAATAGGGGCTGGCGATGCCGAAACAAGACCAGATGCAGTTGGTGTTAGATATTTGATTAAAATTTAAGGATTTATTATGGCAACATATACATCTAAATTCAAACCAACTCCAGTATTTATGAAGGACTTTTACCTTCAATACTATGTTGTTACTCTTACATCTGGTACAACTCTAACTGATTTGCCAGTAAATTATCTTTATGCATGTAACTCTGCAACAGCCATAACTGTCGTCTTGCCTTCTGCAGTCGGAAAAGACGGTTGCGTTTTGTTCTTTAAAAATATAAATACTGGTAATGTAACTATTGATGGTAATGGTTCACAAACAATTGATGGACAGTTAACACAAATTTTGCCACAATATTCTTCATTTGAATTAGTGGCACTTAATGGAAACTGGTTTATTAAATGACGTTATTCAACTTTGTGCCGACAGGCTCAATTTTGCCATCTTCCGAATCTGCAGCACCATCAGGATGGTTGTTGTGTGATGGCTCTGCAATTAGTCGAACAATTTATCCCAATTTATTTGCTGCAATCGGTACGACTTGGGGAAATGGAGATGGATCTACTACATTTCACTTACCAGATTTAAGAGGCCGGTTTCTGAGGGGAAGAGATGGGGGAGTAGGTCGCGATCCCGACCGCGCAACAAGAACAGCCTCAAATCCTGGTGGCAATACTGGAGATAACGTCGGAAGTGTGCAAGGCCATGGATATAAAACCCATAACCATGGCGTAACTACGTCTGGCGGCACTACTGGCAACGAAAGTGCAGATCACTATCACAGCACTGGATACGTTTCTAACGACCATAGCCATTGGGCTAATGGCAACGGTGATCATTATCACTGGCAAAACGATGCATATTGGGCAGAATCTAATGGTGGAAACCAGAGTCTACGAGGAGAGGGATATGGAAATGATTATGATAATCAACCGTGGTATAGATGGATTACCTATAGTAATGCCGGCTGGCATGATCATGGAACGGGTGGAGTTAATTCAAACCATGTACATGGAACTGGTGGCAGAAGCGCTGGCCATTCGCATGCAGTGACGACCTCGGTATCGGTAACGGCTAATGGCGGAAACGAAACAAGACCTAAAAACGTAACCCTAAACTATATTATTAAAATATGACTTTTTTTAATTCAATACCATCAGGAACAATTTTGCCATTTGCAGGAACAACTGCTCCTGCTGGATGGTTGTTGTGTGACGGTTCAATTATTAGCAGAACGGTATATGCAAATTTATTCAATAAAATATCAACAAGTTTTGGAAACGGTGATGGATCTTCCACTTTCCATTTACCAGATATGCGCGGAAGGTTTGAGCGTGGCAAAGACAGCGGCATAGCTAGAGATCCAGACAGAACTGCCAGAACGGCTTCAAATCCTGGTGGTAATACTGGAGATAATGTTGGAAGTGTACAAGACCATACGTATTCTTCTCATACTCACACAAACTCTGCCAGCGTTTCTACTGGTGGTGAAAGCGTAGATCATTCGCATAATAATACTGGCTACATTAGCGCAGATCATGGACACTATGTCAATCCTACTGGCGATCATAACCATGGTTCAGACGATGCTTATTTTTCTGAGTTTAATGGATGGAATAGAGGATTCCAAGGCAGTAATCATGGTGGACATTGGAGCAATAGTGTAGATTCTACATGGCAAGCTACCGAATCTCAAGGCTGGCATGATCATGGAACAGGCGGAGTTTCTGCTAACCATTATCACGGTACAAATACGGTATCTGCGTGGCACACCCACACAATACCATTTAACTTATCGATTAATACAGACGGCGGAAACGAAACAAGACCAGTTAACGCAAATATGAATTATGTGATTAAAATATGACTTACTTTAACTCTTTACCACCAGGAATTGTTATACCGTTCGGAGGACCGACCGCTCCTGCTGGATGGTTGTTGTGTGATGGCTCTGCAGTGAGCAGGTCTTTATATAGCACTTTATTCTCTGCCATTGGGACAACTTGGGGCAATGGAGATGGATCTTCCACTTTCCATTTACCAGACTTGAGAGGTAGGTTTTTAAGAGGTAAAGATGGCGGCATAGCTAGAGATCCAGACAGAACTGCCAGAACGGCTTCAAATCCTGGTGGTAATACTGGAGATAATGTTGGAAGTGTACAAGATAACGCACACGGACATGATCATGCCAATACTCGATCAGCAACATCGGACATTCCAAATGTAAACCATACGCACGGAAATACTGGTTATATTAGTGCAGACCATGGCCATTATGTAAATCCAAGCGGAGCACACACCCATGGTCGCGTTGATGCACATTTTTGTTCCGCCCCCAGTGCTGGTATGTTTGGCACAAACCAGACATATGACTATGATAATGGTAGATTAACACACGGAACAACTTCCGGATGGGCTAGCATTGGTAATCATGGGCATTCTACTGGTGGAATTAACACTAACCATTATCACGATTCACCTGGCCGTTCAGTAAATCATACTCACGAAGCAACGCCATCGGTTACTATTAATAATAGTGGGTCTATATCTGAAACTAGACCTTTAAATGCAAATGTGAATTATATTATAAAAATATAAAATTCTTATTTAACCGGAGTATTTATGAAAATTATCATTAAAAAAGGTGAGCCTCTTTGGTCTGAAGATGGTCATCATATTTTAGATGATCGAGGATTTGCAAAAGTTAGTGAAGAATTGCATAAAGAAATTGTTATTACAAATCCAGACGCTGTCGAAAGAGTTAAAAAATCTCTTAGACGAGAAAGATGGGATGAACTGTATTTGATTGCGTTAGATAGTTCTGCAGAATTTATTAAAGACAAAGAACAACAATTATTAAATTTTGAACAAGAAAAAATCGAAAATATTAAAAATCAATTGGAAGAAAAAAACGCCAAACTACAAGCTGCTCATAAAAAAAGACAAAAAGAAATGGAGCAGGAAAATGAAAGATTCCAGCAGGAAAGAAGATTAATACGCGAAATGCAAGAATCTGAAATGGAAGAATATCACAGAAAATATGAAGAAGAACAAAGAGCAAAAGTAGCAGCGGAAGAAGCAGAGCTTGCTAAAAAACGTGCGGAAGACGAACCTAAAATTGCTGCGCGAAAAGCTAAAGAAAAGGCTGAGGCAGATGCAAAAGAAGCTTTAATACAAGATTTAGTTAATCGAATTAATAAATTAGAAAAAAAATAATTTAGGGGGCGTTCAATGAAATTGCAAAAATTAATTGTTAAAGATGTTAAAGATCTCGCCGTCGGCGCAGAAGTTGAAATAGAAAATAATTTTGTTATTCTAGATAACAAAATTATTTCATATGATATTGAGTCAAAATATATTTCAGAAGAAACTATTGATTTAGAAAATGCCGAAGAAAAACAAAAATTAGAAGAAGCTAAAAAGAAAAAGGAAGAAGCGCTACAAGAATTTAAAGAAAAACATCAAATTCGTTGCGGAATTCATTATCTTCATCAAGAACATGGAATGATTGCTATCCCTAAATCGGAAGAAAAATTTTTTGAGACAAACACAAGTAAATATTTAAAAAAACTTTTTTCTAATTTTTTTGAAAAAAGCGATTTATTATGGAACAAGTTTAAAAAAAATAAACGCGCGTATTTGTTATATTCTGAACCAGGTATGGGAAAATCTGCTTTAATTCGTCATTTCACCGAACACGCTCTTAAAACAGAAGGTACGGCGGTAGTTCAGGTTGATGGAGACATCAACTTCAATATGCTTACTCATATTTTTTTAAAACCATATGCCGATGATGTTAAACGAATTATTATTGTTATTGAAGATTTTGGCAAGCGTGATTCAGTTGCGAACTCAACGGTATTTAATCCATCGTGTTTAAATTTTCTCGATGGTACTGCTGGCCTTTTCCGCGTTCCAACAATGATTCTTTGCACAACAAACTTTGCTAAACAGCTTGGACCGCAACTAACCAATAGACCTGGGCGTTTTAATAAACTTATCAAAGTTTTACCACCATCAGATGAAGAAGTTTTTCAGCTAGTAGAAGGCATTGGTAAAATTAAAATGACTGATTCTCAAAAAGAAGCCTTTCGCGGTAAAGGACTTACGCCAGATCATATTATTGAAGCGATTATTCGCCATGAACTTGAAGAAATTTCTTTGCAGCGTTCTGTTGAAGAAGTTATTTACGAGCGGGAGGGGATGAACCAATGGAGCTAATATGGCTAATTATCAACGAGTAAGCGTGCAGTCATTACGATATTCGGCGATTATCACAGATCCCGTCGAATTTGATATTACCTCCGGTATAGTTATTGTCGACTATACCGACGATGCTTTTTATTATATCGATGTATTAAACCCATCTGCATCCCCGTTTGTTTTAAATGCTAATCAAGTCCATTTATCTAATAATCTCCAAGTAAACGCGGACTATAATGTTATAGGCACCATTTATACTGAAGATTCAGATATTTATGGTTCTGGTGATATTTATGGCACTGGAGATGTTGTGTAATGGCAAAAATATACGGCGCAACAAAATTAGATCCAGTTAATGCGCCAATTGGAATTGTCTCCGATGGCACTGCCGTCATCTTGCCCCAAGGCTTCACAATTCCGTCTGGCAAAGATGCTTCGGTTGGTCGTAATCTAACAGTTGGCGGATCTTTAACCGTAACAGGCACTATTACACTTTCTGGCGCTGTTAATACAATATCCAATACTACTAATTTGAGTGTTTTGAATGTTTCCAGTGCGGCGACATTTAGTTCTACTGTGGCAATTACCGGAAGTATTAATTCATCTGTTGTTCCAGACTCTAACGCTAGAGATTTTGGCAGTTCTTCAGTTAGATGGGGAACTGGGTATTTTTCAACTCTTAATGCAACAACAGTTACAGCGGGTAGCATTTCATCATCGGGCGCTGTAACTGCCAACTCTTTAATTGTTAGTGGATCTGTTTCCTTTCCTTCAAGCATATCTCTTTCTGGAACTACAAGTTTATCGAGTTTATCAGTTAGTGGAACTGCGACTTTTAGTTCAAACGTTTCAATAACCGGATCTATAAACACAAGCGTTCTTCCGGCTGCAAATAATACATATAATATCGGAAGCTTGGCTTCTAGCTGGGGAACGGGTTATTTTTCAGCATTGAATATTAGTAGCACATTAGCTGTTCCCAATATTACAGCATCCACCGCTATTACAAGTAAATCTTTAACTTTTTCAGATTCGAGCTATGCGTATAATGCTCAAAACACAGCTCTTACATTTTTTGGCCAAGGAACTTTTACAGGCAACTTAACAGGCTGCTCTTCTTCTCTGTCTGCCTCTTTTTCATATGTACGCGTCGGCTCTATGGTTGTTTTTTCTTCCAACGTTGCACTAGAAGGAACCAGCAACGCGACGACCATGACTTTGACCGGACTTCCTCTTTGGTTAAGGCCAACGGCAGCAGTAACTTTACCGCATATTGTAAAAGACAATGGCGTTTTGACAGTTGGACGGGTTATCATTGGAACAGACGGAACAATGACATTTTCAAAAGATGCAAACGGAACCGCATTTACTGGTAGTGGAACAAAAGGCATTCCTGCATTGTCAGGCTGTTATACAATTCAATGATGCTGTAGATTTATGTAATATAATGTATTAGAACTTATTAGGAGCTGTCATGGCTGGACAAATTCCATCGTTTTTAACAGGCGCAAACCTTGTTATTCGAATTGGTGATATTCGAGTAGCATTTGCACAAAGCCTTTCATTCCAAAGAAACGTAGCCCATACAGCAGTAATGGGTGTTGGTGCATACGATGTACTAGCTTTAGAGCCTACCAGCTTTGCCGCTAGTGGCTCTATGCAGATTTTGCGTTGGACCGATGATATGCTGGAAAAACGTAAAAATGACAAAAACACGCTTCCTGACAATATGGCAGAGACAGCATCTAAGCCAGATCTTATAGGCAACTCTATTGTTAGCGACACCGCATTTAATCCTCAAAAACTTTTATTGTCAACAACTTTTGACATTGAAGTCTACGAGAAAAAAGCAGACGAAGGACAAGTAGAAGGAACTCTTCTATTTGTTTTAAAAGATTGTCGCATTCAAAATTATAATTTTAACTTTGTTCCCGGTGAGCTTTTGGTAGAGAACGTTTCATTCCTTTGTCGAAGGATTGAAGACCGAATCGCAAAAGCCATTGACTAATTAAAGAGAGGATAACATGTCCAACAAACTTCCATTATTTGCTTCTGCGCCTCTCTGTACAATTGAGGTTGACAGCGCCAAAATTGCGTATGCAGTTGGCCTAAGCCTAAATGTTGGTATTAGTCTTCAAGAGATTCGTGTTCTTGGTCAATTTGAACTAGAATCAATTGAACCAATGGCTATGATGCCTGTTACTGGTTCTTTTCAAGTTATTCGCCTTCTTACCGAGGCAGTCCGTAAAGAAAATGTGAGTGCGGCCACCAAAATGCCAAATTCTCTAGTTAGAACGAAAGAAGAGGTCGGTGACCTAAAAGGTCTTGCCAAAGATGCCGTTATTGCTAATTCTACAACTTCCGAACAAGGCACTGGTGCATTAACTGGCAGTTCAGAGCTTGCTAAGCATCTTGATCCTCGTACCATTCTTTTGTCTAAATCGTTTGACATTACTATCAAAATGAAAGTTCCATCTGTTAAGAAAGATAAGGATTGGGTTCAAGGGGACGAAACAGTGTTTATGGAAATTAAAGATTGCCGACTTTCTGGCGCTAGCGCTAGTATCTCGCCTGGGGCTCTGCTCACAGAATCGGTAGAATTCCAAGGACTTATCGCTATTCGTAAAAAAGCTGGTAAACCTGTTGAAGCTTCTAGTGTTAAGGTTAATGATCTTTAATCTTTCCGCAGCGCCTTTTTAGCTTTCTCGAAGTCTCGTTCGTATAGATGTAAACTACCGGCATTACAAATAATAGTGCCGGTTTTTACGTTTAATTGATCTGCAATTTTAGTTTGTAGATAGTGCATAAATTCAATGTCGTATGGCACACCCAAGAATATATCCCAACTGCGAAAATTAATAATACAAACTAGTTCGTCATTACGAATAATAAACTGATTATTAGCGCAACATGGCGTATCCTTATTCCCTTCCCAAAAATTTTTTGATTCGCCGTAATGCATAATTGCTTGGCGACTATCCCTGTCCTTTTTAAGAGTTTTTACCACAAATTCATAACCAGTAAGCCACTCCCCCCCACTGGTGGGGTACTTCTTGGCAAACAAGGTAAGGTATCCATAGTTGCTAGTAATAATTCCATTTTCGTCGGCAATTGTTTGCCAGAATTTGGCGGGTGCAGAATCTGCCCTAAGATTACCGCTTAGATACCAATCAAGTTCTTTTTTACAGTAATTATCGTAGATTGGTTGGCGTTCTGGTAGGCCAGTCTTTGTCCAATCCAGTTTTATCCCAAGATTAGGATTAATGACAAACTGTTTACCGACAAGTTCGTGTATCTTTTGGCCCCGTGGCGCAGAAACATATTGTGGTCGGCTATAAAGTTCTTCCAAAAGATTAAAATATACGTCATGAAAATCAGCGTAAATCATGTATTTTCCTCTTTGATACATGGTACGATTTTATTAATACGGAGACAATATATATATGGGCATCTTTCAAGAAAATCAATTTAAAAATGCTTTGCTTGGGGATCTTGACGTTGCAAATGAACGCAGAAAAGCCGAGACTAATGCTCTTCTTGATGGTAAACCATCTCCTAATTTTCCTAATTACGGCTCTGGTGCCAGAGCAAAACTTTTGGTTAATGGAAAAACGATTGGTGCTGCATTAGATGTAAGTTATTCTGTTACAGCTAGTGTAACAGAAATAAGAACAATTGATCAATATTTACCGTGGGAGATTGTTCCAGGACAAATGTCTATAAAAGCTAACTTAAGAAGAATTGTTGACCCAAATAGATCTTTAGGATCAGATTCTTTATACTCGACAATTCAGTCTTATTTGCATCAACCTTACGTATCTATTGAGATTAGAGATAAATTAGGTAATTTGCAATTTTATGCAAAAGGCATGTTTACAGATATCCAAGCAAATATTCAAGCTGGGCAAATGTCAGTGGAAGGTGCGTCCTTTGTTGGATATTATTGGCGAGAAAACGTTAAACAAGATTATTCTCCGGAAGACGCTGCTGACAGCGTTGATAGTTTAATCAAAAAGAAATTTACACAGAATTCTTTAGTAAAAAAAGTTTCTTCAATATTTAAGTGAGATTTATATGGCAAACGCTTTTGAAGGAGAGGGCGGTGGTGCCCTTGGGTTTACTGGATTTAATAGTTATTTGTTCTATAGTATAGATCCTTCTAATTGGTATAAAACATATCCATTTGTATTTGAAGTTAGAAAAAATCGTGAATTACAATGTCGGTTTTTCCTACCCATTCCGCCACAAAACTATACTATTCAAGATATGTCAACTGCAGAGGCTCATGCCACAATTGGTGGGGTTGTTGAAGAAATTAACAAACCTGTTTTTAGTATGATAACTTTAGTAGGTACTACTGGTTTATCAATTAATAGTCCATTTTTGGGAAATGGGGTTGAACAAGATTTAACAATTAATCAAAGAAAAATGTTAGATGAAATTACAAGAACAAATACATTTGCGGGTAAAATCTTATCTCAATTGCGAAATAATGTATCAGATTTGATTTCTCTCTCTTTTACCGAGCAAGAAACTTCATTGCCATACCAAGATGCGCCAAGCTCTGTTAATACCCCTTCAAAAGGGGCGTTAACTCAATTGTTTAATCCGACATCAGGGGACACAGAAAATTGGCTTGAAAAAATGAATCCGTTCAAAAAAATTGATATTCCAAACACTGCATTTACAAACGGATGGGCGTGGTCTCAGGCTTTGCGGCAATTTTTTTTAATTTATCAAAGAGAGAGATCTGAAGACTCAGCTCTGGAATTATATTTTTCTGATTATAAATCAAATACAACTTACCGGTGTGTTCCAAGATCTGCACAGTTTCAACAAAATGCCAACACCCCATATTTAATTAATTATACAATTATTTTAAAATGTTGGAATCTTTTAGATGCAAACGCAGAATTTGGTACTCAAAAAGATATCAATCGATTTGATACCGATCTTAAAGAAGTAAACACAGCTTCTATTACCGGAGTAGTGTCAAAGGTTGGAAAAATTGCTAATAACCTAAATAGGTTTCCTTCAGTTGCGGGCTCATTTTTAAGAAACTCAACTGGTTCATTTTTATGATTCACGATAGCGATCTAGTAATAGATAGCAATATAGAAAAAATAAGAAAAAAAGCTTCGGCGTTAAAATACGCCGAAATTTCTTCGTTTGAAGATTCTGTAAATTTTGTCCGTTTTTGGCTGGCCGATTATTATAAAGTGCCCTCAAAATCTTCAATATTTGATGAATATACAGTTGAAGAACTATTTTTTGAATATTATTATCTGACTACGCCTGAGAAAAAAGTTGATTCAGCATCCATAGTGCGCGAATCAGCTAAAGAATTAGCTAGTTTGTTTGAACAAGAGTTTTCCGACGAAGAACAGGTCGCTATGGACAAAATGTTTGAAAATGATGTAAATTGGTCGTTAGATGAATTGGAAAAGAAAGGAAAATAATTATGCCAGTCGTAAACGGAAAAGCTGTGTTTGATGTAAACGTAAAAGGTGAATTCAGCGGGCAAGTTTACGGGGGAAGTTTTGTTTTGAAGCTTTTTCCCACTCTAAAAGACCGCCAACAAATTGCGGTAGAATTTAGTAGGCGCAATTTAGGAAACGATTCTGATTTTGAAACACAACAGATCACAAAAGCAATCTGTGAACTAACTACGTTGTGCGAAAAATGTCCTGAGTGGTTTTCTAAAGAGAAAATCTGGGATTTAGTTGATTTAAATCCGATTGTTGCCATAAGGGAAGGTTTAGAAGCCGCTCAAAACGAGCATATGGAAGCTTTAGATAAATAAAAGAGACTATGAATGGGCAAGAACAAAGGCGGTTTTAATCAAGTCCGGCGTGATATGGAGAATGCTGCAAAGCTCGCCTCTGCAAAAAATCGCACACAAATTGTTCAAACTGAAAATATTAATAAGCTTCAAAATAGTGTAATTCCGCCCAATCAAATTAAAACCTCTGCGCAAACAGCTTCATCAAAAATATCAAATTCACCAGCATTTGGGCAGCCTCATTCTATTTATTCTGTAATTGGTGAACAAAACAAACCATCTATTTATAATACTTCGTATGCTCAATCTCAGAATCAGGCAGCTAGATTCAACACAGGGCTTTCTAATTTAAGTCAATATTCACCATCACATCAAGGAATGGGGGTTATTCAACGACCATTGATGCAAACACAAGGCACGTTTGGAAGCGGGGTGTTTGATCGTAGCCAAATTGCAAACGCACCACAATCAGCTTTGTTTATACAAAAACAAGACAGATTAGCCAGCTCTACTGATAAATTAACTCAAGCCGTTGAAAAACTTAACACAAATTTATCTAATCCATCACGATCAGGTGCCGGTGGAGCCGGAGGCGGAGGAGATGGTGGTGGCGGAGGTGGTTTAGGAGATGTTATTGAAAACCTTGGCACAAAACCTCGTAAAGGTCTTCGTGGGGGATTGACTGGCCTTGGATTACAAACTGCTGGATCTTTAATTAATTCTGGTATTGATGCATATTTAAATTATCAGTCAGAAATGGCTACCGCAGCCACTGATACCTATGCAAATATGGCTCGCTTGAGCGGTTTCCAACAGAAAAGATTTTTAAGAAATTTTCAAGATTATAGCGCAGAAGCTTTAGTTTTACGTTCTCCCGGTTTGTCTTCTACCGCCGCAACATCTAATTTAGTCGGTCGGATTGATAAATTAGCGACGGAAAATAAACAGGCAATTGATATTGCCGAAACTCAAAGAGAATTAAAAGATATTGCCAAAACGGTAATATTTGATAAAGGTTTTAATCCAAAAAACTTATTAGAAGGTTTTACTTCTGGTGGTGGTGGTGGCGCAGTTGCATCTGTTTTGGCCGGTGGCTTAACCGCTGCTGCTGATGTTGCAGCTAACGCGCCAGGTAATAATATCTTAATGCGCCAAAGCATGACTAAAGATTTATTTGGTGGCATGCTAGGCGATCTATACCTTAAAAATAGAACTGCGTTTGATACTAAAACTCTTACTGAGCAAATTAGCAAGATGGAAAACGCGGTTCTTCAAAACGAAACCGTAAATATTAATAATCTTAATAAATATCTTGGTTCTGTTAATCCGCGTATGGGTGCAACAAAATCTGGGCGTTTCTTTGACGTTCTTGAAGAATCTGCAAAAGAAGTTACAGCTCCAGCATATGACCAAGAAGGCGCGATGATTCGCACTGCCGAACAGCTCCGCGCTCCCGAAAAGAAGCAGTTTGCAAATGTTTTAGGAAGGATGGGGGTAACTGTAGGTACCGAGGCAAGCGAGTCTATAATGACTTTATTAAGCGCCGTTGGTGGTGCTGGCGCTGGAGGAATTAAAGCTTCCGATGCTGCTTCTCTTGAACGTGTTCGCCGCATGGCAGTTAGTGGTCGTGGAAACGAACAGCAATTATTAGGGCAGGCTGCTCTTTTAGGAAGAATTTCTGGCGGTGTTTCTGTCGAAGGAAACATTAAAAAGCTAGAAGAAGTTCTCGGTCGAGCAGTTGCTGTTGGAATGGATAATAGTGAATTAGGCCAAGCGTTTGTGCAAAACGTGGCAAATGTTGCCGCGCAAATGAAAACTGGTGATATTGATATGGTCTCTAAGCTTGTAGCAAATATGCAACAAGCGGGTGGTGGTCAATTAGTAGACTTTGAACGCATGCAGCGTAGTTATGGACAGGCTGATGAAGTAAGAAATAAAAACATCGGGGTTAAAACGTATACACGCGAAAACATAGCAGCGTTTTTGGACAAAGTAGACATTAAAGATAAAGACGTTGCATTAAATATTTTAGGGGAAAAATTCGGTACAAAAGACTTTCAGGTACTTGGAGATTACGCAAAAAAATTCTCCAAAACTGGAAAAATAGATACAAATGCGCCCCTGCCTGTTCGAGAATTACTCGAATCAGTAGGACGTGAAAAAGCCGGTCTATTCTCTGGCAAGGCCATGGACGACTTACGAGATTCCATGGTTTCTGCATTAGTAATGATGACTCTAAAAGAGTTTAGAGAAAAGTTTGGCACGACAAAGGGAATGTCGGCTAAAGAAATAGAAAATGTAAAATCAGAGGCCAGAAGAATAGCCGGTTCTAGCGGCGTAATGGTCGAAGATATCATAAAAGGTACTAGATCAAACCTTAATCTTGGTGGAAGTGCCTCTAATGACGATGCAGTAAAATCTGCGGATAGAAAAAATGCTGCTGAACAGACTCGGGCTACGGCCAATACCGCTGCCGCGTTAGCTGGAGCAAAAAATGCACGGGCGACTTTTTTTGATAAAATCTCCGAAGGTGTATTAAATATAGATCAATTACAGCAGTATAAAGATCTAAATATTTCAGCAACTGAAACAAAGTTGATGGAAAAGCACAAAGCTCTCTTTACTCAGAGTGTTGATCCAAGTAAATATTTTAAAGAAAAAAAGGTTTCAGCCGATGAACAGCTTCAACTTACTGGTCTATTAGGCCAATTAAAAGGTACAGAAGTTTTACCCACTGAACTTAAGAAAATTCCCGCT